CATAAAATATTTAGATAGTCTCTACGGTGTAGAATTAAGTGAAGAACAAACTAACGATATTCTTGTAATTCAACAACTAATTGACCACTGGGAGCAAAATAATTTATCTAAAGTGAGATTAGAGGATGATTTCACAAACGAGGACCTCGATTACATCTTTGATCTTATTAAGAATGTAACTTCAATGCAAGGATATGGGTTAACAGAAAGAGTTATTAAGTTACAAGAAGAGGTTGGAGAACTCTCTGCTGAAGTCTTAAAATTAAAAGGCTTTAAAAATTCTGATCTATCAAAAGAAGAAATAAAGAATAATATACTTCTTGAAACTGTTGACTGTCTAATTATGACAATGGATATTTTAAACTATGGTAAGTTCCAAAAGAAAGATATAATTGAAGTTGCTGATAGACAAATTGAAAAGTGGCTTTCACAATTATAAACCTTTAGATTTTAATATATAATCTCAAATACAATTAATTATTGTTTTATGAGGTTAAAAACATTTCAGAATTTTTTACTTGAAAAGTTTGGTGTATCTGAATCATCCTTGATGTTCAGTAATACGATATTCAGAAGAGTTAGATCAAAATTTGTTGATTTTTTTTATTCTGGTGAAAATGTACTTCAAACCATAGAAACTATTGACTACAGAATATTAAATCCTCTTATTTATAATAAAGAACTTTGGTCTGATTTTCCAGTAATACAATTTGAAATACAAATTGATTTTAATAAGCTATCAAAAAAAGATTTTGATAAAAAATACCCACCTTCTACTTCAGATAAAAATTTAGAAATTAAAACAGGTGGTTTTGCATCGTATTTCGGTAATAAAAATTGGTCTGGATACTCAAGAATACTTGAACCAGTCAAACAAGTTTCTGACGACTCTGTAATAATTTATTTAGGAATTTCAATTGATATTGGACCTGATTTTGATTATAAAAACAGAACTTATAAGAATATTCTGGAAGATGATATAAACTCAACTGTTTATCATGAGCTACATCATTGTTATGAGCACTATGTTAGAGTTAAGAGGAAATCTAAAATAATAAGACCAGAAAGTAGAAGTTTTAACTCAACACTTAGCTGGGCTGAAAATATTTGGAAATTTCCAAAAAATATCTGGAAATTCTGGACAAACTTCGCCTATTTTCTTTACTTTTCTGAATTTCATGAAACAAGAGCAAATATTCAAGAAATTTACTACTTTATAAAAAAATATCCAAAAAAAGAGCTATCTGAGTTCAGAATTTATAAAAAGGCAGATGAGATGGAAAAATTCAACGCAGAAAAGTATTATGAAGAACTCCTAAGTAAAATTTCTGATCACGAACCTTATAAAGGAATAGAATCTGATGTTGCAGATAGAATAAAAGATATGTGGGTAAAAACTTATAAAAGAGAATGTGATAATCAAAAAACACAACCGGTAATAAGTTTTGAAACATTGAATAAAATGAATTGTCTTGAATTTTTAAAATATTGGCAGAAAAGAATAAATTTTCAAGGCAAGACAATAAAAAGGAAAGCAAATAATATAAAGGCAAGCTTATGAAAAAGTTCACGAAAATATTAGAAAATAAATATTTGAAAAAATATGAAGTAGTTGCTGAAGTAAAACTAGAAATTTTTGCTGAAAATGAAGGAGAAGCCGGATACATGTCTGATTCAATTCTTCAGTCAATCCAAGAACAGTCAGAATATACCATCAAAAATATTGGTGAGACAAAATAATATATAAAAAAAATAATAATCAAAGTGAAAAGATTTAGTGATTTTAAAATACAAAAAATTGAAAAATTAAATGAACAAGAAATTGTTCAAAATGAACCAGAAGTTCAAATAGAAAAATCAGAAGTTGCAATCTTCTTTTCAAAGTTATTTGAAGTAAGACAGGTTTCACATATTTTTCATCTTCAAGTTCAAGGTGATATGGGTTCTGGATGGCAACACGAAGCACTTGGTGAATTTTATAATGAGATTTTAGAATTCACTGATGATCTAATCGAGACATATCAAGGTCAATACGGAATTGTAGAAGGATATGAAATAATTGATTCCTCAATTACTAGTGAAACTAAATCTTTAGACTACTTAAAAGAAAATGTAGAATTTATTAAGAAAGAAAGAAAGGCAATATCATCAGAAGATACACACCTTCACAATATTGTAGATGAAATCATAGCTCTTTTTTATAAAACAATTTATAAACTTACTTATCTAAAGTAAAAAGAAAAGTCCTCAAATTGAGGACTTTTTTATTAATATAAGTATTTTCTACCCGACTCTTTGTAATCGTTCAAACTGATAACTACGTTATTCATTTTATCAAGTGACTCAACAAAACTAGATTTTACAATTTGTAAATTCGAAATTGAATCGTCAATTTGATCATTTTTAGACTTAGACACATCTCTAAAATTATTTAACTCATTTATTAATGACTCAATTATCTCATCTTTTTGATTTATTAAAACTGATAGTTCTTGAAGACTTTTTATAATCTCGTCTGTTCTATCAGAGGATAAATTTTGAACTTCACTTTCATTGAATCTGTTAATCTTCATATTATAACATTAGATTTTAATATATATATTATTATTTTTTAATACTGATTATTACTAATGAAAAGAATATCGAATTACAAAAAATTTCTTGTAAATGAATCGACTGAGTTCAACTACCAAAGATTGAATTCCGATAGTGTGAGGGCATCAATTCACGTTGATGATCCTAGCCTTTCTATTAATGCATTTGACAAACACGAAGATGTAGTAAGACAAGCAATATCAAAACTTGGAAACCTTTCAAGAGCTCTTCAGAATACACAAGGTTATAAAACACTAAAGTCAAAACTTTCACTAGAAGACCAAGAAATTTCAAATGTAAAAATCATTAGAATAGTGAAATCAAGTAGTTTTCAGTATGATGTTTATTTAAGTTTTAAAATTGACGAAGATGAATATTGGGGCGTTATTACAGATATATTAAATAATCCAGAATTTAAATCAGAGGTATTCAAAGACCATCTTTTACTTCAAACAAAAGAATGGATTATCAAAACCAAGGGATTAATTATCAAACATATCAAAAACTGGATGAAACCTCAATTTGGTAAGTTCAAACTACTAAAAGATGAGGTCATTTGTTATTCAAACCTCACTGGTAAATTACTTAGACTTCCACAAAACTCAATAATTGAAGTTTTGAAATCATATGACGGTAGATTAATTTTTGAATATGATAGTAATCAATATACCTTGACTGGTGACAACTTTGTTTATTTCAACTGGTGGTTTGAAGAGGTTGATAATTAGTGCCCTTGGTATCTGTTGACCGTTGATGTAAAAGAAACAACCGATCTTCCTGACCATCCATTCGCACCATTACCTAAATTTACCTGAAACGCTAAAGTATTTGCACCAGCAGACACAACTTGTGATTGTCCAATAAATGAGATACTTGAAGAAGCACTTTCTGAAATAAGATCAGGACTACCAGGCAATTGTTGTATAGCGCCTGATAAGTTTACTGTAAAAGCGTATATTGATTTCTGGTTTCTAAACTGTTTGTTTCCACTAGCATTTATCGACGTGTTAAATTGACACTCAATAATGACAGATGAACTACTAGGTAATGTAAGTTGAAAAACGGTTCTGAATGCTTGACTTGCCTCAGAAAACCAGTTAAAATTTCTAGTTCCATACATCACACGGTCGTAGGCATTTGAAGTCATTTCACTAAAACCACTTCCTAATTCGTTTGAGAAAATTGTGAAATAGTTTCTTTCGAATCGGAAGAAATTACCACCACCAGTATTACCATTTGAAAATCTAATTAAAAATGGTTTGTTATCCCATCTACTTTGAATCTGAGGCCAACCCTCTTGACTTATTCCAACAAGCATCGAATCGTTCGCACCACTACCAGTATTAACATTTGATATCTGTAAATATGTTTGAGCAGCAGTTGAGTTGTGTAAGTGTAGTCTGCTTGACGGTGTTGTTACTGCTGTATCATCTGAACTTATAAGTAAGCCACTGGCGTTAAGTACCATTTTCTGTTGACCACCGATAGCAAAACCAATTCTGGCGGAAGCTGGATGATAAAGACCTGTAGATCCATCGCTATTCCAGGTATAGTCTGGAAGTGACTTAGTCGAAAAAGATGACACGACGGATCCAGTAGCTCTAATATAAGCGGCACTTGAACCGCTGTTAGCATTGTTGAAATTCAAATCTCTAGTGAAATTTATAGAACCAAGTGAAAATCTTGCTAAAACGTTATTTACATTGAATGTATCACTTGAATCTAAAGCAGAAGTGCTTGCAGCCCTACTAAGAAAATGTATTGCTCCATCAGTTCTTCTAAATTTTATTGCAGCAGACGGATTTGCATTTGAAAACGATTTATCAGTTCCATCATTGTACCAGTTAAGTGCTAGAATCGTATTAGTAGCTTGAGAAACAACAAAAGGATCAGCACTACCTGTATCAACGTTAATTTGAAATATTTCTTGCGGATTAGGTGTATTTATACCTATTTTACCCTTTAGTGGAGTAGAACCAGTCGTCATATATAATGCTGAGGAGGTAAGTCCTCTAACATCACTAAAACGTGCCAGATAACCCACATTACCAGCACCCACGAAATCAGCAGTACCTGACCAAGTAGCAGTATTCGCATTCCAAGTGTATGTCTTTCTATCACTTAATTGGAATACACTAAGTCCATCATATTTATATGTAATAGCATCTCTAACTGCAGAAGTTGTTGCTACAATCCTGGAGTCGATTGGAAGTCCGATGTTAACTTTAAATGTATCTTGTATATTTATTGACATATTTAGAAATTAAATTTATATGTTTGTGTTGGATTAACAGTAGATACACTAACCCATTTTTTATAGACATAGTATTGACCATTAGACCAATTTGTGCCTTGTATATTTGCGTAGTACGAGTAAGTCCAAGTACTAAAATCAACTGGTGAAAATTCCGTAAAGTCATTTCCATCTTTAATAGTAGTCAAGTTTCCGTGATAAGCTGGATATGCGAAATACATATATCCTGTACCATTCATAGCAACTGATTGACTACCACCAATATCTAATTTTTTGCTAAGTGATGAGTTGATACCATTAAATCCAGCACCATCTGTCACGTTTGTTGCACTAAATCCGTAAAAATATGGATAAACAAATTCTATTCTTGTAGAAGCTGTGCCTGAAGAAGTTCCATCAGTCGGAACAATAGAAAATGTCATCACACAAGGTCCATTAGAAACAGATGAAACTTCAGCAGCAGTTATATTTCTTGTATTTGTATATGTATTTGTGATTAAACCTGAACCTGAAAGAGTTGATAGAGATGAGTCATTAACTATTAATGTACCATTTCTTAAAACTTGTAAAGAAGTAGAAGTAATATTATAAGTAGCTTTAGTTAAAGTATATGTATAAGCAATTGAAGTATTAGATGAGTGATTTCTCTCAAGTGTTCTATTAACACCAAGTGATGTTGTAATTATAATTGTAGCAGCTGGTGGTATATAAGGATAAAGTATGGCAGTAAGCACATCTACAAGTGGAACATCTGTGAAGGTTGTACCAATTGCAACACCACCAGTCTGAGTTACAGTCGGAATAGCATTTGTATATTCTAAAGGTTGACCGTTTACAGTGACCGGCGTTCCGTAGATGTTAGTAGGTGAACCAGTTGCACCAATAGTACCACCTGCTAAAGCGGCTGGTGTAAGTAACTCAACATTACCACCGGCTCTTGTAGCTAACAAGAGTGTACTTCCATCTGATGCTTGAGGTGTTACTACTAAATTCACTATATCATCAACATAACTTGTTGATGGAAATATTAAATTATTTATACTTATACTCGCGGATGAACCACTTTCAATATTTATTGTACCGTAAGTTCCAGGATTTACTAATCCGAGTGAAAGATAATTCGGTGAACCTGATACAAATTCAGAGGATATATAAGGAGCTGTTGAAAATAAACCAGTATTAGATCCAGCTAGTAAACTCATTTTGAAATTCTGAGTTAAGGCTGAGTCAGATTTTGTATTGTATAGAAATATATCAGTATCACTGCCTAAAAGACCACTAAGAACAGTTGTTCCTGATATTTCTTTTTTACCTAGAAATATTTTGGTATCTTTGACAGTATTTCTATCAATTCCGATATAGTCAGTTGCACCATCAGATGTATATCTTATGACTGAACTTTCCCATGCAGAAAAAATGGCATCTCTTACATCTCTAGGTGTAATTTCTTTAGAAGTATTATCAGGTAAAAGAGACAACACATCTGTTATTAGCGATTTACTACTTGACTCCTGTGTGGTCCCTACACTTATACTATAAGTTGCAACTGCCATTAAAATTATACAATTTTATTGTATATATTAACTTCGTCAGTTTATAATAATATTTTCTTTGAATAAATTAATTGAAAAGAAATTCGATCTTTAGAAGATCTTTAATTTTAGCAGTCTTGAGTCCTAGTTCTGAAAACTCTAACTTTTCAAATGGAATTACATTTTCGGCATTCAATAGATCAGACATATCCTTACTAAATGCATCTACATCTTTTATATAAACTGTATCTGGCAAATCTTCACCATTTTCACCCGTTGCTTTTTTTATCTGACCATTTTCATCCTTTTGGACCCACTTATCAAGTATTTTCTCTTCTGCCTTTACTCGATCCTCAACTATAGTTGAAATAAATTTTAGAATTCTTGTTAGTTTAAAAGCAGCACCGGCATTGATATCCTCATCGATTATTGAATTCAAACATTCTAAAGCCTCATTATTAATTTGTGAATTTTTTATTTTAAAAGACATTTGTTAACAGTATATTTTTTTATTATATAGTGTCTAAATTAGATTGTTTGTGATTTTCTAGTCGTTTTTTTGAAATATTATAGTAATTCTCATCTCTTTCGATACAAATCCACTTTCTTTCTGTTTCTATACAAGCAATAGCAGTGGTCGCGACTCCAGAAAATGTATCAAGAACAGTATTACCAATATTTGAATGTTTTTTGATTAAATCCTTTATCAGACCAAGTGGTTTCTGTGTTGGATGTTCAAGTCTTTCTTTACCATGACAAAGTGGATATTTATAAATTCCTGGATCGTACTCAGAATTAAATGTCGGATTTTTATCTTTAATAAAAGAAAAAAAGTATTCAGAAGCATTTGAAAGATAATTAACTTTAGAGTTAATCGGAACTGGATTTGTTTTTAACCATTGACCAACTCTTGGTTGTTTAAATTTCCACTTATCAGCGAACTGTTTTATAAGTGAGCTTTTCCAAATATCATAAAAAATTATAAGTGTTCCACCTTTTTTAAGAACTCGATAGTATTCTTTAAATAAAATATCTAAATCTATTTCAGTGTCCCAATATCCGAAATCAATTGAATGTTTTGTGTATTTAACTCTCAAAGTCTCATCAGCAGTTTTTGATATTTTATCAAAATTTGAAGTTCTTGAAACAGCATAAGGAGGATCTGTCAAGATTAGGTCAATACTATTATTTTCAATCTTAGAAAGATAGTTATAACAATCATCTAAAATTAACATTTATCTAATTCAATTTTAATTATATATACTCTATCATGAGGCTTCTATTAGAATTCAAAGATTATAACGAGTTATCATTTATAAAAGACACAGTAGAAGATATTATTCTTTCTGAAATAGAAGAATCAATAGTTCCAGTAATTCACCAATCAATTATTGCAATCAATGATAATCAAATAACTTGTCACGATTTAAAAAGGAGTGAATATTCTAGTGACGACTTAGAATTTAGAAGTTACTTAGTATCATTCAATGGAAGAATTGAAAAAGAAGAATTTGATAGTATATCACCAAGAATCGAATCTACATTATCTTTAGAATTTGATGAGAAGATTAAATGTATATCATTACAATCATTCCCAATAAATGAATTTGTGATTTGCAATGAAAAAGAGTATCAAGTATTAAAATTTATTTGTGAGTTTGAATACTCAATAGAAGATGAGATATGGGAGATAAAAGACAATCCTTACACATCAGTTATAGATCTGACAACCGATGATTTTGGCAACACCAAAAGTCTGACTATATGGATAAGAAAATATCTAAGTAAACTTGGAGTAAATCTAAAATTAAATAGAGAGAATATTGAATCTAATTATTTAAATTATAAAATATCAACAAGTTTTTTCTTCAATAGCTCAAGGAATCTAAATGATAGATGGATACAAGATTTAGATTTAGATAAACCAGATTTCATTTTCCGAACTTGGATGAGAGATAGTTTACCAATACATTATGATACTCTAAATAATCTAAAAAAGATTGGTGAGAAAACAAATTCAATGAATCTAACATTTCAATTAAACCTAAATTCTGATCCTAATTTGGAGGCAAAGAGACTATTAGATACTATTCGAGAAAAAGTTTTTCCTCTTTTTTCAACAGATGAAACTAGATCAATTTCTGAATTATTCAACGAGTTTAATAAACTAGAGGATTTTCAAATAGAAGCTGATTGGCAACATCAAGGAAACTATTTTTATTTATTTGATATAAATTACAAGTCAAAACATTATATAATACACGTAAAGTATGATGTTAAGAAAAATTTAGTTCAAGTTGAATTAAAAGATAAAAAGATATTTGATGAAGTACCAATAAATGAATTTGCTCAAACTATTTATTTAATACTTCAAGAAAACTAAATAAATTAAATGAATTTAATATCGATTATTAAAGGTATTTTAAATGTTCAAAAAAAAATCGAAGTAATTTACCTTCCTTCACAAGGACTTTTTTACAAAGACGATTTTGAACTCTATATCAAAAAAGCCAAAATCGAAGACATTATCGAATACGAATATAAGTACAACAAAGAAAATCTTGGTTCAGTAATTACAAGACTTAAAAAGATTGTAGAAAAAAATGTTATTTTATCAAAAAACTATACTTACAACGATATAAAAAGTATAGATATTGTTTTCCTATTTTTAGAGATAGTCAAGTTTACAAATAATAAACCAATAAAATTAAACTATTTTAACGATACAAATGGAAAAGATGAACTAATAAATTTCGAATCTGAAACTTTCAATTATTACGAACCAGAACTTGATTTAATTGAAAAGTATGACACAGAAACCAAAGAATTTAACTTTAATGGTTATAAATACTCTGTTCCATCAATAGGTATTGAAAACTCATTAACACACTTCCTTGTATCAAAATCAGATGATCCTAATTCTGAATCCTATAATACTTACTCTTATGATTTTCTATACTTTCTTGGTAACAAATCAACATTGTCTTTTCAAGAAATCGATAATCTAATACAAATATTTAATTTTGATATTCCAGAGTCTGATAGAAAATATATCAGAAAGATAGTCAAAAAGTTATCTGAAATAGGTAGATATTCACTTAAAAGAGACTCGCAAATAATTGATGTCACTGCTAAAATTGACCTAGAAGAAATTTGGAAATAGACTCATAATATATACAATTATGAGAATTTTTAAATGGAGTAAATTTCTAGAATCTAATACAATACATTTTGAAAATAGTGAGGAGTTTTATCAAATAGAGGATAAATATAGACTACCAGATTCTTTAATTAAAGATTATTTCACTGATCTTATTGATGAAGGATTTGAAATTCAAATAGCGTCTGAAATGTTCAGTCAACAAAAAATTGAAGGAACAAAAATGTCAGATGATGGTATCAGAATTTCATACGACATCTCTTTTACAAAACAAATTGAAAATCCAACAAACGACTATTCTAAAAGTTATTACATGGATACTGATAAATATAAAGATTTTTTGGACAATCTATCAAATTTCATTAAGATATTCGAAGAGTGTTCTGGTAGAATCAGTAAAGCTGAAGACCTTAATGTCAAAACCAAGACTGTAAGTGAGGTTCCATTTATAGGTTCTGGTAATAATCTTAAAGAATTTGGTACATTCAGTCTGAGGCTAAGTATGTATCACTACATAATTACAAATGAACTTATTGAGGCTAAAAAAAGATTTCAAAAAGAAAATAGCCCATTAAAACAAGCTCAAGAAAATATTGTAAAGATGCTAAAAGAAAGAGGAGTGATTGAAGCTGAGAGGCTAATAGACTCTCAAGACATTGAAGAACTTGGATTTGTTTCATTTGGTTTTTTAACAAATGATGAAATAATAGTAATTGCGGACTTTTATCATGAAGATGAAGAAGATCTAAACGATAAAGATAGACTAGTAATTCATTATGATGAGTTAGATAGAGCTGTAAAATCCTATGAAGAAGGTTACTGTAGTGATAACTTATAAAAAAACCTCTGAACTTTCAGAGGTTTTTATTTTTTAAACTATAGCAGAAGGAGGTGGCGGTGGTGTTCCGTTATAACCTTTTAATCTTTGCATCTGCCAATGTTGTGATTCCCATTGTTTGATCTCGTTATCTAATTTTTCTAGATCAGTCTGCTTTTCAAGTATTTGATCTCTCATTTCTTGAAGTTTCTCTGTCTCTGATTCTAATTCTTTTTTTTCTAAAGAAATTTGTTTTTTAAGAGATGCCAATTCTTTTTTCTGAGTATTTAACAAATCAACTTCTTTCTGAAATTTCTCTTTAGCCTTCGTCATTTCGGACTCTATGGTCTCATTTACAGACTTTTCTTTTGAATCTACCTCTATCTTTTTCTGGTCTAAATCAGATTTAATTTTCTCTAACTTTAAGGTTTCTTCTTTTTTAAATGAATCAAATGATTCCTGCTTCATTTTAAAATCGTTAGCAAGATCTTGAACTTTTTTAGTCAACTCCGCGTCTAGTTCATCAAGTGATTTTTTTCTATCATCTAGACTTGCTATTAAATCTCTATAATCAGATTCCAAAGTATCACTTTTTTTAATAAATTGAGATTCTAACTCACTATTTCTGTTTTCAAACTCTTGTTCTTTTTGAACTTTATAATCTTCAATTTGTGTTTCCTTTTCATCTACTATTTTAAGTCTTTCTTCAATTTCGGAGTTTAAGGTTTCTATCTCTAATTTTCGACTATCAAATTCAATTATTTTTTGGTCAATTTCCTGACTCAATTTTAGTTTTTCCTTTTCTTTATTTTTATCTCTAAAAATAACGTTTGCACCCACTACAAGTGATACAGCAAGAGGGTCAAAAACTAACATAAGTGCGATAATAAACCAATTTATTACTTGGTCCATAGACTTCCCAGTCAACTTTGCAATATATTTTAGTGGACCGATTTCTCCTGCAATGTCAGTATTAGTCTCCAACTCAAGTTTCTTCAAGTCTATTTTAGTAATAGAGTCGTTTAACGCTGTCTCAGTAAGTAATATATCATCTCTTCTTTTTTGAGATGATTTTAATTGTTCTTCATAGACTTTTCTATTTGCAGCTGAAGTCGTAGTGATAATGTTTCCATCTTTATCTTTACTTTGCACAAAGTTATTAGAAACACCCTTTGTTAACTCAGCAATATTTTGATTCAATCTTTCTTTTTCTGTTCTAGCATCGTTTAACTGAGTTTGAAACATTTCTCTTTTTGTACCAAGTACACCAACTTGCTTGTCAATATTTTCAACTTTATTCAAGGTATCAGAATAAGCAGAAGAAAGATATCCATAAATACCAGCAGAGGTAATAGACATAAGCACAAAAAGAGCTATAAAATAATAAGTTTTTAAAGCTCTGTTCAAATTTGCCCAGTATTGATATAAAAGAGAAGCTAAGACTAACTTAGCAATTTCAAGTGACGACATCATTATCATCACTTGAACACTTGCCCCAGAAAACATCTTTCCAAGTCCAGTAACAGAATAAAATGCCGCAGATAATGACACTGAAAGTGCCGATATCACGACTAAATAAGGTAGTAATTTTTTTTCCATTATGTATTTATTAAGTTCAATATTCTACAATTCAATGGAATCAACATTTTCCAGAAATATTTAACAAATCAAAATGAAAATTCATCATAACTAGCATCATCTACATCTTGTTTGAAAGCACCGATAGTATAAGAATCGATTTCTGTTTCTTGTGGTGCATTCTGAACTTGAGTAGAGCCACCTGTCCATACATTAATCCAACTAATTGGATTTTGAACTTTATCAAAAAGTGGATCAAGACCAATAATTTTCATACGATTATTTGTTAACCACTTCATATATTGAGTCAAAATTTCAGCATTTAGACCAATCATAGATCCATCTTTGAAAAGATAATCTGCCCACTCTAATTCTTCTTTAGCAGCGTCTTGGTACATCTTAATCACAAGTGGTTCACATTCTTGTACGATTTTTTGGAAACCCTCTTCCCATTCTTCACGAAGTGTCTTTAGGATAAAAGAAGAAAATCCCATATGTAGATTTTCATCTCGATTAATAAGAGAAATAATTTTAGCATTACCTTCCATTTTCTTATTCTGCGCAAAACAATAAGAACAAGCGAAAGAAACATAAAAACGAATTCCTTCTAAAATATTAATAGAAACCAAGGTCAAATAGAGCTTCTTTTTTCTATCATATTCAGACTCTTCCGGAATTGAATTAATCAATTCATCATAATAGTGAGTAACTGAAGATGCTCTTTTTAGAATCTCTTCATCTCTCATAATGGAATCAAATACTTCACTTGGATTTGGATAGATATTCTTAATTATATAAGTGTATGAATAAGAATGTATAGTCTCAAAGAATTCCCAAGTCTTTGCGAATAATTCAACTTCTTGATTTGAACAATTTTCTAAAAGATTAGAGATACCGCGGCTTTGAACTGAATCTAAAAGTATTTGATATCCTAAATTTTTAGTGAAAATGAATTTCTCATGTTCAGTTAATGAGTGAAAATCTCCTTTATCTTTTGACAGATTTATCTCTTCAGGTCTCCAGAAATAAGAAATATGTTGTTTAAACATATTGAATATCTTCTCATAACGGAACTTATCATATCTTTGAATTGATAGTCCACCATCATTTCCGAAAAAAAGTGGAGACTTAGTAAAATCTAAATCTTGGTTTGTGTTTAATATATGCTTCATTTTTTTTAATTTTTAAAATTTAATATCTATTATATAGTTTTTGATTCTTAGGTTGTGGTAGATTTTAGACTACATCAAATTGCACAAGCACCAGAATCACAACCAGCACCACCCATTGAATCTAAGTCATCAGATTTCTTATCATCTGTATTAGCGTAATAAAGTGTTTTAAGTCCGTATTTGTAAGAGTAGAGAATGTCCTTAATTACACCACCAATTGAAATACCTTCATTTGAGTATTGATAATAATGGTTAGCTGAAATAGACTGATCGATCCATTTTTGGATAACAGCACATATATTAGTATATCCACGATTATCTGGCATTTCATATGCCAGTTCATATTTATTCTTCAACTTAATACACTCTGGTGCTACTTGCTTAACAAGTCCAGATTTAGACTTTTTAGTAATAACAAGTGAACGAATAGGCTCAATACCATTAGTTGCATTTTGAACAACTGCTGAAGATTCAGCCGGCATTATAGCAGTTAATACTGAGTTTCTTAATCCAAACTTTTCAATATCACTTCTTAATGTGTCCCAATCACAAGAGTAGTCTCTTTTAACTAACTCATCGACGTTTTTATTATATCTATCAATAGGCAAAATTCCCTTAGAATAAGTAGTTTTATCATACCATTCACACTTTCCAAATTCTTGTGCCAATTTATTTGAAGCTTTCAATAAAGAATATTGAATATTCTCAAATAATTCATCAACATAGAAAAGTGCTTCTTTATCAGAATATTTAATGCCTTGTTTAGCTAACCAATATGCAAAATTAGTAACACCAACACCAACTGAACGACGCTTCAACATCTTCTTAGCTGCATTAATTGGATAATCTTGATTTTCAATTACATATTCAAGAATTCTAGCAATGTATTCAGCTACTCTGTGTAACTCTGACATAGATTTAATATTACCTAAGTTGAAAGCTGCTAGTGTACAAAGTGCGATTTCAGCATCTGAATATTGTTCATTTTCTGTTTTATTATCAATGTCATAGATATTTTCAATCGGAGCTGTTGGTAAAACAATCTCAACGCATAAGTTAGACATTTTTAATCTTTCTAAGAAAGGAGAATTGGTATTAGCATTGTCAATATTCATCACATACATTCTACCCGTACCAATTCTTTCTTGAGCAAAAGCATTCATTAGTTCTCTTGCCTTAACAGTCTTTTTTGGGATTTTCTTATCCGACTCATATTTCAAATATAATTCTTCGAATTCTGGTAGACCAAAAGAGTCATAAAGTCCTGGAACATCAGAAGGAGAAAAAAGAGTGATATCACCATTAGAAACAAATCTACTGTAAAACACCTTTTCAAACTGGATTCCATAGTCCATATGTCTTACACGGTTATCATCTGTTCCCTTATTGTTTTTCAAGACAAGAACATCTTCAATTTCTTTATGCCACCAAGGAAAATAAAGTGTAGCAGATCCTTTACGAATTCCACCCTGTGAACAAGAGTGTAAAGTTGATTGAAACATTTTGAAGAAAGGAATAACACCAGTGTGTACAACTTCACCGTTTCTAACTTTTGATCCAAGTGCTCTAATAGATCCCGCATTTACTCCAATACCAGCTCTTTTAGCAACATATTGACCGATAGCCACGTTACCATGAAAAATCGAATCTAAAGAGTCACCAATTTCAATAAGTGTACAACTAGAAAACTGTCTGTTTGGTGTTCTAATTCCAGCCATAATTGGTGTTGGTAGTGATATCTTGTGCTCAGAAATCATATCATAAAGCTCTTTGATGTATTCCATTCTATGTGACTTGTCATAATCTGCAAAAACAGTCATAGAAATCATCATAAAGCAAAATTGTGGGGTCTCATACGATTTTCCGGTAGATCTATCTTTAACAAGATACTTGTCAATAAGTTGTTGAAGGCCGGCATATGTCAAATCATAATCACGTTCATGTTTGATGTATGAGTTGCACTTTGAAATTTCTTCTTCTGTATACTTTTCAAGAATTAACGAATCGTAAAGATCTACCTTGATATTTCTATCAATACAGAATTTCAAAGTAGGCATTTCTTTCTTAATTTCAAAAACCTCTTTTCTTAAAAGGTAGTTCAAAAGATTAGAAGCAACAAATTGATAGTTAGGATTCTTATCACTGATTAGATCAACAGCAGATTGAATCAGAACTTTGTGTATTTCAGATGTTTTAATTCCTGGATAAAATTGCAAATGAGCATTCATTGCCACGTCTGAAGCAGATACACCACTCAGACCAGTTGTTGCCCAGAGTAATATCTTATTAATTTTTTCAGCTTCAAATATCTCATTTTTACCATTTCTTTTTGTGACATTTATTTCGTTGCGACTAGTTCTTTTTATATCTTTTGTTATTAATTCTTGCATGAACCTAATTATTTTTTGATTAGAAAATTATATATTGTTTGTATTTTTTGGTTGAAGTATTTTCTTTTAAAATTTCAAAGAAAATCTATGTTGTTAAGTTTATTTAAATTATATTTAAATTTACTATTATTCAGTATACGAATTATAGATGTTATGTGTATTTCATAGACATTTTCATATGAATCAATCTTAAATAGAGACTCTTCATAATCCGTCTCAACCACAACTCCCGTATAAACTCGTACCGTACCCAATGCGTCGGCGTGTGAGAACTCTAACTCAGTACCAACATAGATGTTACGATTTGTAATCTCTTTTGAGTTCTTATTTTTACCAATATGGTCTTGTAACTCATTGATAATTAAATTCCTCCACTTATTATCAAGTAGTTTGAACATATTAAAAAGATTATCAGAGAAGTAAACAGAGAGTTCGTTAAATAACTCCACATTTGTAAACCCATCTCCTTCTAAATTAATTTTTAAAAGGTAATAATAGTGATTAAAGTCTGACTTTGAAGGCTTTCTTCTATTATTTAAGAAGTTTATATTAGTATGATTTAGTAAAACATTATAGACTTTTTCTTTAACATTTTTCTGTCTTACATAAAACTCATTATCTTGCGACTCGACATAAAAATAGGAAGATTTATCTACTTCAAATTTCTCATTAAAATACATCGAAGTTTGATCAAAGTCTTCATCTGGTTTATCTTCTTTTTTTCCCTTAAAAATAGAGTCGTATTTTAATGAGTGCTTTCCTTGCACTTTATGTTTAGATAAAATTACTTCATCTGGAGTTGGCTCTTGAGTATCTGATTCAGATTCATCTTCGGAAATTTCTAAAACTATGTCAATATCATCAGAATCATCTGCTAATAAGTCACCACCTAATCCTTCAGATTCAGAGGATGTTTCTTCTTCTACATCGTCTTCAAACGGAGTCTCTTCAATATTGTCTATTTCACCATCGAATTCTTCATCATCCTCGTGTTTTCTCTTTTTAGACATAGATTTTTATTATTTTTTATATTCATTTTTAAAATTTTTATATATTATTATACTTTTTAGACTACAAAAGTTACGCCTTAGTTATCCAGAAATTGGTCATTTTCTAAAGTCAAATAAGTAGAATTCAAATTCAACTTTATTTGACTTTTCAAAAAGTCTCCATCCCTTTGTTTTAAAAGTTTAAATCTATAAATTCCAAGACGTTTCATTTCTTCTGTTCTTATAATAGCAAAAAATGTATCAGCAGTTTCAGCTATTGCCTTACTCTCAGGAACACTCTCAAGTGTAATATCAGAAGCATTCCAAGCATCTTTTGATACTTGAACACCTGTTACAATCGGACACTTATATTTCGCACCTAATGCTCTTAATCCTTCGGCTAGATGTTTTCCTTTGACGTAGAGATTATCACCTAGCCCTTTTATAGGAGCAACAAGTGTGATATAATCAACAATAATCATATCAAACTTGATACCCCTCTTTTGATGTATCTTTTGAATATAGTTATCGAAATCATTTACAGTGGCTGTTCCAGCCGCCCAAAACTTAGTATAAATTTTACCAACTTTATTTGAAAATAGGTCACCGCCTTCTTTCATTGACCCTAAAGACTTAATCTTTTTCTTAATTAATTCAGTATCTTTACTTACTGTATCATAGTCATTTATTGGTATTTTTAAACGCATAGCACCTAGTCTTTTCAGAACTTTACGCTCACTCATCTCAAGAGTGACATATAGTACATTATAACCAGCATCTGCGCTTTTTACTGCAAAATTTTGCATCCATAACGATTTTCCGTTATTAGTCTCTGCCATGATACAATTAAGTGTACCAATATCCCATCCACCACCTAAAATATGGTCTAGGGTTTCAAGTCCTGATTTGATCTTAAACCTTGAACTATCTTGGATGTGTAGTTCAGGTTCATCGAAGTCTGATCCTAGGTCATCATCATCAACAAAGTTTGTAGAAGACATATCATCTACAATTGCTCGAATTTTATTTGCTCTTTCTATTGCTGAATCAAAATCTGAAATATTATCAAAGTTTCTAGTTTCGTCAATTATATCAACTGTTCCTGCTTTAATTCTATTTGAAAGAACCCAAGCATTAAATTTCGGCTCTATAAAATTCTTTTCATCATAATCTTTTAGATTATCTGTTAAAACGCTTTTTAGAATTTCTTTTGTGATTACACCTTCTTTATCTTCAAGAGTGACCATATCTAGAATCTGTCTTGGTGTAGGAATTTGAGCATCTTGATTTTTAGTCATATAGTCTCTGAGGATTCCATAAATAAATTGAATTTCAGAATTTCTAAAAAAGAAAGGCTTAACAATTTCGAAGTACTTTTTATTCTTTATAATATAGTTAAAAAAAACTTTTTCTAATGACGAGGTCATAGTTTAAAATATTTTGTTTTTCTTATACTAAAAATACATTTTATTGTTTTCTAAGATTTACTTATTTAGTTTTGATAAAAAGTCATTGTAGATAGTCATAATTTTATCAAAATTTTCATCATAAACAGACAGACTCATTTCTTGAAACAAAGGTTGATAGTTAAACTTTCTAGTAACAGATGATCTTATGTCAGAGATTGTTTGAGCAAATTCTCCAGATATTTCATCATATCTACAAAAATAATTTACTATAAAGTTCGTATCAAATTTCATTTTATTATTCAAAGTGGTCAATTTATCATCAGCATGACTTCTATCATCCATCAGTATCAACCAATATGAAAAATAGATAATTTGATATTTATAAGTATCGATAAATAATCTGATTAATTCTTTTTGTTCATTGTCACTTTGATCTCTTTGAATACTGTAATTCTCTTGATTAGTTTTTCTATAATTAACTATAAAATCAATAGACCGCGCATTTTCTCTAATCCAACTTTGAAATTTATTAACCACTTCTTCTCCCTCTAAAATTTCAAATACTTTTTCTTCTTTGAACATTTTAGAAATTGTAGAATTAAAATAGTTTAAGTAACTACCATAGTCTTTCATCATTTCATAGTTTGAGTTGAGTTGTCTATAACTATGCGATTTTGCCATACAATCTTCGTGTACATCAGATAATTTTTTCTTCAAAGATTCGGAATTGATACTCTTAATATTATCTAAAATTTCTAAAGTATGAGTGTAACACATCTCTCTAAATGATCTGGAAAAGTCGCTGGTTTTAACAACAACAAATTTCTCTGAACTTTCCAATGAAAATGTTTCAATAACTTCTTTAATAGCATAATAACCGGTTTCATTACTAAGATCACTATATAGTCTAGAAATAAATGGAGTCTGAGTGTATTCATCACTAATTCCATAACACTCATAATTTCTATCTATTTCACTAATACTGAAATATTTTTCTAATGTTGAAATAGGTGACTGAGGTAAAAAGTAAAACTTAGTATAATTATCTTCAAAATCCTCATCTTGAATTATAAACTCATGATTCACCGCATCATAAACTAAATACTTTTTATTTACCCATTTATATCCATAACCTATTTCGACTTTTTTGTAATCTGAATCATTTAGTTTACTTTTCAAAAATTTCTTTGGTTTTTTTATTTGACCATTTATAACTTCATCATAAACTTCAACTATATCTCGATTGTCGACTAATCCAAAATTTTCAAGATCGACAGCAGTTGACTTTTGAATATAATTACCATAATACTCAGAATAAATTGAATCAGACTTTAAAATCCAATTTAATTGGTAATCTTTTATACAATCTTCCTTTGGATAATAGTCACTCTTATCTTCAATCCAAGCACAGTCATCAACATGAAACCAATTTTGATAAGCCTCAGACCATTCATGAGATGGAACGGACGGATATCCACCAGTATTCTGGATATGAAATTGAAGTTTTGACGAGTCAACTCCATCATAAGTCATGAGTTGACCAGAGTCATAGTCTAAAACTGAGAATGTATCCATGTATGGAAATAATTTAAATTTCCAATTTTTTAACTGAACTCTAAGACCTCGAGTATTACCAAGAAAATGAGCATTGAAATCTTGACTTTCAGAATCAACTTTTAAAAACTCTTTAAACCATTCTGCGAACTTTTCAACATCATTATCGAATCTCGTATAGATTCTATCTAAATAGTAGTCTTTTCTTCCAGTTCCTGGTTTTAACTTCCACAAGATTGATCTACCAAGTAGTCTATCCCTGTCATCTAATAATATCAACAGTTGACAAACCTCGGGATTCTGTGAATATATTTCAAAATATTTCTGACAGCTATCATACCTCATACATGAATTATTTAATGTGCCACCACCTGGAACATAATTTGATTCTAGATACCAGTTTTTAATTTCATCACCAGATACTAAATGAAAACCCTCTTGATTTTTATTGTGTTTTTTATCCCAGGCATTTTTGTAATTGTTTACAAATGTTTCAATCTGATGGTCTGTCACAGAAATACCATTGGATGTTAGTATTTGCCTCACAGTTCTACCTATTTTTGCACTATTAGTTGCCCTATCGAATGGATCTTGACCCGAATCTACAAATCTCTTGACTTGTGTGTCATTTACAAACTTAACATCATCGTTTTTATCTGCGAGCTTTAAATAATTAACATTAGTTGTGATATCTTGATTTATTAAGCTAAGTAGCATTTTTGCTACAGGATCTTTAGTTGAAAGTGTTGAGATTATTAAATGTAAATCTTTATCAATCTTTAGAAGTGATTCAAATAAAAAAAAATATTTGAAATCAGAATATTTTTTTATCATTGCTCTTTAATTAATTTGTTACCTTCTAGTTCATCATTTTCAGTATCATAAGGTTTAACAACAGTTGGTACATCCAAAGACTTAGTATCAAATCCAAATTTATCTTTGAATTTCTTAACCAACGAGTCAAATCCATATTTCGCTAAAAACGTAGTAATACCAAGAGAAATCGCGGCGGCGTTACCCATAAGACTATCAATAGTCAAATCATATTTACCCACAATGGCACTTATACCATTCATAGCCGGAACAAGAATCGCAGTATAGGCCAACATATCTATAAGACCGTTAATTACATAGGGAGTATTTCTAAATAAAGTTTTAAGAATTGATCCTAAAAACTTGAAACACTCAACCATTTTTTTTACTATGCCATTGCCTATTCCTCTCAATTTTAATTCTTCAAGAATAGTACGAGCGTCTCTTTTAGAAACTTTACTTTTAATCATTCCCGTTCCACCACAAATTTCACAATCAGACTTTTTTTCTTCACAATCACAAGGAACTTCTGTATCACCAGCACTATTTTTTGACTCTTCTAAATAGGTAATTGTAAGTGCAGCAATACAAACTAAAACTATATTCTCAGTTGTTGCCTCTACTTTTAAATTTCCATTTTTTATTAACTCTTCAACAATTGGGTACATTACTCTAACACCAACACCAAATGTAAAAACAAGACCATAATTAAATTTTAGATCCTGAGAGAGTTTTTTTAAAATATTATCTATTTGGCTATTTTTTTCAGCAGACTCTAAAATAGTTGGATTAGCTATGAAATTAGATAAATCTTCTGCTAATTGATATTTTTCAAAGTTTAAAACTCTCATATGGGTATATATTAATTTACATTTTTAATCCAAGTATTCGGAGATATCGGATTAGTTCCTGGCTTTCGTGTGAATCCATTAACAGGGTCTTTTAAATAGTCAAAAGATAAAAAATCTTGAACTGCTTGTACATAACACCCGTCTTTTGCATGTATCCATCCTTTCTGAGTATTTGACCACTCATAATCATCTAGTTCATCTTGGCGAATTCTTCGACCCTTAATATCAAAATGTGGTATAACTTCTAAAGGATATCCATCAGTATCAGTCAATATATAATATTTATCCTCAAGTGGCTCATAATTAGTTAGAATATTCTTCTGACCATAAATAAAGGTATCCATATACGGAATATCCCTAACTGTATCAGTAAAATCCTCTCTACTATATTCGTCTATATTGAATTTAAGTTCTACTTTCATTGGAAACCAGGTAGTTTTTCCGCCTACAACATAGTCAATTAAAGGTCCACTTTGATTCTTTGATTTATAAATTATGTTATTTTTTGTAGCCCAATCTGTAAATTTGTAATAATCAGAATCAAAAGCTACATAAACTCTATCCATAAATGTTCCTCTATTAGTCTGCCATATTAACGATCTTCCAAAAATGTGACCTTCATTATTTAGTAACACTAATAATTTCACAGGAGCATATTGATAAAAGTCTATGAGATGTAATTCATCGTTCATACAAGAATTTAAAAGTGGGTTAGAACTAGGGGCATCATAAGTGTAATTCTTAGAACAGTATCCATTTTGAATTTTATATCCATCCCACAATTCAAATTTGAGTAGTTTTTTATCTACAATAGATTTGTATTGATTTACAAATTTTTCAATCTCCGAATCAGAGAATTTTGACCCAAATAATTTTCTAATCAATCTGCCTATTTTTATCGAAGTTCTATTCTTTGAGTAAATTTCGGTGTTTCTAGATAAAGGTGATATAAGTGTTCTAAGTGTCTTTTCATCTTCTGATTTGAAATGTTGTGATAGCTTTGTCGATGTAGTAAATGTCACAAAATCATCTTGATCTCCAATATTAATAAGTGAAATATCGGTGGGTTTTAGTCGTAAATTCATAAAAGCCCCAGAAATTGGATTATTTATTTGATTTATCAAAGATTCAAACTCTTCACAGTACTGAAAAGGCACTTGTATAGTTTTAAAATTCTCAAAAATAAAGTCAAAGAAATTTAAAATTTTCATCTATTTATATATAAAATCGAGGATTTGAAATTAGACAGTTAATATATAATTTACAAAAAAAATTATCCATCCATATGAGGCACCTTAAAAGATTTGAAACATTTTTCTTATCACCAGAACTAGAGCAACCAAAAGACAGAGAATACTTAGATGAAATCGAGAATATTGAATCACCTGAAGAAAAAATAACAAAAGACTCTGATTTAGAGGGTGAATTCAACGATGAAACATCTACTCAACCAGAACCACAAGTACTTGATTCTGATGAGATGCGTGAAGAAGAAGATAGTAATGAATCTAAAAAGGATAAACCTGTTTCATATAAAAAATCTGGATTGAAAAGGCCTGATTTAGCGGATAGAAATAAGAATAAAAAGATTGAAGGTTGGGAAAAGGCTATTGCTAAAAAAATTGAAAAGTCAATAGAAGATAAGAAAAAGAGATAACTCTCATGGATTGTGAAAATTCCGGTAGTGATATTTTAAAACTTATTTGTAATTTTAAATATCGAGAAATTAATGAGCTTTTAAATATTTTGATTTCAACGGATTCAAAAGAAAGAAGAATTGAAATATTTGAAGAGATACTAGAGTTTTTACAATCTAAAAATATTGACACAACTGAATTAAAATCTAAAATTGACCAATTATGAAACTACTCAAATTCTATGAATCTGTAAATAAGGAGGAGATTGAAGACCTTCTTTTAGATTTTAAAGATCAAGGGTACGAAAAGATAGAGTGTGACATCTATGAAGGTGTAGTTACTATATCTGGTCTTATAAGAGAAAATGTCAATAAAGTAGATTTTCTAAAAGATGTTATTGAACTTAATAATAGAGTTATCTTACTTGGATATACTTCACTAAATGAACATTTTCATGTTTATACCGGAACAGAAAACAGAGGACCAAGATGTAGTTTTATGTTAAAATTTAAAGATCAAGATGTAAATCCTAACAAAGATGTAAAATCATTCGAAGAATTCAAGACATATTTGGAAAAACATTTAAATTTACAATTTTATGAATTTGATTCAGAAGTTTTCATTCCGGATTTAGATAGCTTTCTAAAAGGGAGAGGTCGAGAAGAAGATGTTATTATAAAGTTAGATGTTGATAGAGAGCAAAACAAATTTATTATAATTTTTGAAAAAGGCGAATTAGATGATATACATTCATCTATTGATATATCCGATGTTGTAATGACTGATGATGAATGGGCAGCAGCAAATTTATGGTCTATCCCAAATTCGGATAGAGAAAGATTCTTAGAACCAGAACTGCAAAAAAGATCTAAGTCAAAGGTTTTCTCTTTTGATAAAAGAGGAATTGAAGCAGTTGAAAAGTGTATAGAGGCGGTTAGGCGCCAATCTTAACATTAATTCTTTTAATTGCCTCTTGAAACCACTTCGGGAAATATTGACCAGAATACTTCAAAAGATCAGAAAATGAACCATCAATTATAATAGTATCGGCATAATCATCTACCGATCTAACTGCTCTTCCACTCATTTGAATCAGACCGGAAATTGTTTTCCATGAATACCACTCGGGATTGTTCTTCTGTCTAAGTTTATTCTTCTGAGATGCTAAAGAAGGATAAGGTATTTTGGCAATTATTTGAAATCTGGCCAGATCGTCATCGAAACTTACCCCAGTATCCATACTCGGACTTACTAAAACTGTTGGTTTTTCTGATATAAAGTGTTTTTGTAAAACTTCATCTTTATTAGATGAATCATGATAAACAAGTCTACTATCTTTTAAGTCTCTAGATATCCAACTCGCAAGTTCAAAAGAATTAGTATGTATAATACCCTTTTTATCTGGATATTTATTTAGTATTTTTTGAATATACGGAACATAGTTTTTGAAAGTATCTTCTTTGGATTTGAAAGACATCTTACCAAGTGGCATATAAAAAACTGGTCTATTCTTAACTGGAAATGGTGAATCTATAGAGTAGTAAACCGCCTTATCCACATCTAATCCATTTAACATACAAAAAAGATTTTTATCTAGTATAGTACCAGACATTAGAAACACCATGTCATACTTTGAGAAAATATACTTATCTAGATAGTCAAAAGCCCATATTGGTTCTAGTGATAATTCTTTTTGCTTTGATTTCTCATTGTAATTTGACTCCAAAACCCAATTGTTTGGATTAGCAGCATATTCTTTCAAAAATATTTCTATTTTAGACTGATATTGTTGCAAGTCTGTTATAATTTGCATCAATTTAAAATCTGAATTTTTCCCACCCAATACCTTATTCACACTATTTTCACGCTTAACTGATCTAGCTGTTCTTTTTTCTCTACCCAACTCTTTTTCAATATCGGAAATAGTAGTATTAATTTCACCCTGAAGTGCTTTTAGGAAGTCAATATATTGAGAAATTGAACTGACTCTTTTTAGTTCTTTGAGTATTTTATCTTCATTAGAAAACTTCAATTTTTTAATAACAAATTCTGTGATTTTTATTGAAATAAAATCCGACATCACATCATCAAATTCGTGACTTTCATCAACTATTAAAACATTAGCTCCTCTACCCTCCATCATTTTTGTCATATAGAGTTGATAGAGAATATAAAGATAAAAATTAGTTAAGGATATTCTACCACTTAAATACTGGTCTCGTGCAGAAGAGTGAGGACATGCTTCACAACTAGTCTTATTCAACCTATTAAATTCATTTCCTTGGGCACAAGAGCAAGAATATTGTTCACACTCATAGTTTTCTTTACCCTTTAAATCATTTATTGAACCATAGGTACCAGAATATTGATCTTGTAATATCTTACTATTTGTAATAACATCAAATTTAGCATTTCCATTAACATTTTTCAAATACCAATCCGCAATCATTAAGGCCAGATGTGACTTTCCGGTCCCAACAGGTAGGTTTAATAAGAAAAATTTATTTTCCTTATTTTTTTTATATTCTGAATCAATAAAGTCCAAACAATCTTGTTGTTCTTTACGAGGGTCGTATTTAAGTAAATCTTTTTTAAGTGACATATTATAATTCGGATTCTAATCTTTTTATTTCATCTATGACTGCCTTATATTCTTCTTTTTTAGACATCATAATCTTTTTATTCTTCTTTCTGTCTGCATAGACATCATCAAGCATTTTTAAAGTTGGTGAATATCTCTTCTCGAAAACAACACCATTAACACAAACAACATGTTTTTCTGAATCTATTTTGATCCTTTGATTGCCATTAAAACAGTAATCATTTTCCTGATCAGTTTTTACACCAACAAAAGTCTCAGGAGCTATGAAAAACTGTAACTGAGTTGTGGGATAAAGTGAGGCAAAATCGTAGATGCAAACCCACTTGTTCATTCCAACAACTGGATCTTTAACCCATCCGCCTGCGATTCCAGACTCACTACCTCTTACAGCATTTTCATCTTTAAACAAGATGATATTCTCCATGTCACGGAATCTATTCCTCAAGACTCCCTCTGTAATGGCAAGTGAACCAAGAGCATTATTCATTTGTGAAACAATATCAACTACACGAATTTTAGCAAGGGCAGAAATCGCGAAAATAATTGAAATATAATTTCTAGCCTCATGTATTTTCTGAACAAGAACAGAGTCAACCGCGTTATAGTACATAAAGGTCTCAAAGTCATCTTCATATAATTTCTGAAGAGAGCCAGTATATTTAATCTTGTCCACTCCAACTAATTTATTAGAAACAAAGTCCAACGAAGAACTTTCTTTAACTTTAATAGATGTATCACAGATCTCATAAAGTTGCATGTAATCAAAAATCATTCTATGAGCGGGAACTTCATACTCAGTTGACCAAACTTTATTCATTCTTTTGGTGAATGAGGATACTGCGGGGTCTATTTTTATCTCTTTACCATTAACCCACTTTGTAATCTTTCTTGCTCTATTTACTAAGTATAGCCAGTCATAGTTTAAAAAGTTCCAACCTGTAATAAGAGGCATTTTAGGAACCATCTTGTAAAAGAAATTATACATCATATCAAATTCATCTTCGTATTTGATGTATTTGAATTTATATTCAACTTTAGATTTCTCAAAATACTTATTAGTATTATTTAAAATACGATCTTGCATATCTTGAGGCATATCTTTTAATCCAAGAAGAATTATCTTATCGTCATATACAATTGAAATTGAGAGAACTTGAGTAGCTGCTCCTTCTTTAGTGACATTTCCATTTGGATCTTTGATATCAGCAGCTTCAGGAAATCCATCGATTATCTCAGTCTCAATATCTATGAAAAAAATCTTTGGTAGATTGAATTCAAAAATTTCCTCTTTTTCTTTATCCGGCAGAGCATCTAAGAACTCATAAACTGCGTATCTATCAGGATGATTGACTTCGATCTGTTTAACATTTTTTCCATCCCAAGACTTAAAATCAGGATGTCTTTGAAGGTCATTATCTTCACAAGTTACATATTTAAGAGGATTCTGCCAGTCATAATATTTTAATTTAATATCACCGGTTTTATCAACATAACTAACTACTAACTTTCTTGTATTGATTAAATATTGAGTATCTACTAGCACTTCGATTTACTTTTTTGTTTCATGTATAGTCAATAGAACTCTGAAAGTTTCTAATTAGCTAAGTTAAAAATCACAATCATAATACTGTATAGTCTCACCAGTTCTTTGATTTATAAATATTAGCTCTTCTCTTCTATAAACTTGAAACTCATAGTGTCTAGAAATTTTAAAAAGTGATCGAATAAAAGGAATATCATCACCGGTCTGAATTGTTTCTTCATTCACCATGAGTATTAAACACTTTGGATCATCTTCTTGACTCATTTGAATCTGATCTTCTGACTCAGCGTCACGAATTGAGTTTTTCTTACCAAAACAAATAAACTTTGACTGTAATTTCTCACCAGTCGCTGAATAGGTTATATAAATATTGTCGCCTTCTTTAATATCTTCAACTTCATCTTTAACATACAATCTAAGCCAAATATAAACTAGTTGTTTCTCAGTTTCTATATAGCTAGGTGTTTGATCAACTTGATCAGAAAGCTTTTCAGTACTAATGTCCTTGACTTGTTCCCTAATTAAGAGATAAATTGGATCATCATTTTCTTCTATTTCCTTCATTTAAATACGATTATTTTTTAAATATCTGTTTGATTAGATTTTAATTCATCAACAGATAGTAGACCTCTGCCAAATTTCTCAACTCTATCTTTATATCTTTTCTTGACATAGTTTTGAATCGGGAGAGCTTTACCCTCATCATCTATTTTAACAAATTTAATATTTGTATGAGTTGCAACATCTTGTTCTCCAGTATAAACATTATGTTTTCTGACTTCAACATAAAGTGTTACAGAAGTTCTTCCAAATTCTATAACTTTGCCATAAATTTTTAAGATATTTCCTACTTTGACTGGTTTTTTGAAAACTAATTCATCTATTTTAATTGTGACTATTCTTGGTGTATCACAAATTTGTGAGGCATAAGAAGCAGCAGCGTCATCAATTAGTGATACCATTGTTCCACCGAACATATTTCCATGAACTCCTAGATCAGAAGTTTTACAAATATAAGTTGTAATTAGTTCCATATTCTACCACAATTTATAATTGTATATTAAAGTAAAGTTTAATTTAATACTGTTACCTTTTTGTACTTTTTCTGTATCCAGATATTTCTTTTCCCAAATTCTTGCCTATAACAAACTCTACGGTTTCCATAAAACTGAATCCAATCATCAAGTCTCGAGTTACCGAATGGATTTTGCCAATCTTTTAATTCTCCACCACCATAATTATATGCCTCTATTATACAGTATCTTGTCATATTGAAAAGTTCTTCTAACTGACTTTTACTCAAAGTATTGAATCTATCAAAAGGATCTATATCTAACCTACCTAATATTTCTGAGCATAGATAAGCACCAACGCCGTCAAAGTATCGTTGGTCTAATAAAACTTCACAAATAGATTTTTCAAAAACTTTTGTTGTTAAGTTTTTGACGATGTTATCTTTAAATTTATCAAAATCTTTTACTATATCAAAACCTCTTTTAGTATTGAATCCACCAACTTTAAATTTGGGACCAAGATATCCACCATAAAGTAAAATACTCATTCCATCTTCTCTGTCCATTCTAAGTCTAATGTATTTAGTCTCACTCCAATGTTCAGTAGGTACTAATTTCCAGTTTCCACTCATACCCATAAAGATTGAGATGTTCATATCTGTAGAACCTTTTAAATTTAGTTGAATTTGTTTTCCGTAGAAATCACATTCTATAGTAAAGCTATCAAAATTTTGATCAAAAGGGATGTTTCCCTTTTCTACAAAATATAGTTTCTTAAAGTTTTTTCCTGTAGAGTTTTGAGTAACAAACTCAGACATAATTCTAATTTCAGCTGCTTCTGGCATAATTTTAAATTTTAATTTCCGTGATAAAGGCAATTTGAATTTATATATCGATGACCTGTACCATATACATCCTCATTATCCATCTTTGGACAACTACATTTTGGGATTTTCCAGAATTTATGATAACTTGAGTCTTGATTGAATTTCCAAACGTTTTGAAGTTGAAATTCTATCTGAGTAACAATTTCAGAAATAGACTTTAACTCATTTTTATCTTCTAACTTTTCTGCAAGATTAAAAAAACACTCCTTAATGTGATGTAGTTTTGATAATTTAGTAACACCATCTTCCTCAATATTCTGACTAGAGATTAGATTTTGATTAAGTAAAAAGTTTTTTTTATTAAAAGTTTTCATTTTTAATTTTTAATTGTAGTATTTTATCAAAATAAAGTTGAATTTTGAAAGGAAATGAGGTTTTAATATATAAAAAAAATTATCGAAAATATGATCGAAAGTGGTTTAAAAAATAATTTTTTATCAGATGATGAAAAGTTATTACTAAGAGAAAAGTTCATTAGTGAATATTCAAAGAAAAAGGGTTGGAATGTAAAAGAACTCACCTCAACTCAGATGTTAGAAATTGCAACTCAAAAAGAATATCAAAATCCTGGTTTGATTCTAGGTTAATCATTTAAACTTTTTTATAATATTCAAATCGTGTATTGAAATATCACACAAATTATCAATGACATGAATTAACTCTTCACGCTCGCCAATATACTCTTTGTAAGAATTATCATATAGGAGATAACAACTTTTTCCATCCCATTCAACTTCTTTGAACCCAGTGTATGATGAAGATCTATTGATCCAATTGGTTATAAAGTACTTCTCTTCTTTAACTTTTGAACTTTTTATTGTGGCAAGATACTCTACGTCATTTATTGTGACTTTAATTTTAGCAGATTCTTCTATCTCTTCTTCAATAAATTCTTCATCTGCAGGTCCCCAAGACCTAAAGTCTTCTTTAATTTTAGGTTCTCTTAATGAAGGAAGTGATTCCCAGTCAACTTCCACACAAGCCTGTGCGAGTTTTCTCAAATAAAGAATATCTTGATATTCGGACTTTGTGTGTTCTTTAAAATATCCAACTGAGATATTAGTACATTCTGAAATTTGATTAGTAAACATAGCAGAATCTGTCACGACTCCAGTCGGGTCTGGCTCATAAAATAAATTATAAGGTTTTAATTCTTTACAAATAGAATTGGCAAAAATATCAGAACAACATCTTCCACCAAGTTGATGTGTTATGATTGATGAATATCCTCTTCTATCAAATGATATGCACCTCTTATATGAGGAGAAGTCCATTGCAGATGCAGCGTTTGAACCAATACAACCTACCTCTTCACCCACAAAAAAATAATAAAGTCCTGGTACATTCTTTTCGATCATATAAAGAAGTACAGTCATTCCGGCCTTATCATCTGCTCCTAAAATTGTGGAACCGTCAGTTGAAATTATATTACCTTTAATAACATGTTTTACTTTTTGCACTTTATCAGTTGCGGTATCTAAATGGCAGGTAAACATAGTTTGAGAGTCACCAATTTTATAAAAATAGTTACCAAATTGATCCCTTTCAAATCCAGAAGGTAAGTGATTTTCAAGTAAGTGTTCTGTACCGTAGATGTAGGTGAGTTTAGTTAGTTCTAAAAATTTGTTTTTAATATCCATACTTTAGTAAATATAGTAAAATATCTTTGAATTTACAAACCTTTAAAAGATTATAAAATATAAATTAAAAAATACTAAATTTAAATGAGTGCTCATACTTTTTCATTCATAGTTGCTTATAAACACCGACCAGATAGACTAACAAATCTTAAAAGAGTTTTAGAATGGGTCTCTGGATTCGGTGGTGTAGAAATTATAATTGTAGAACAAGATAAAAAATCTGTACTACCAGGACTTTCACTGAAGGGGTTCAAATACATATACACATATTCTGAAATGCCATTCAACAAAGCCTGGGCATTCAATGTTGGTTTAAAATATGCTACTAGTTCAGTTATAGTTTTTGGTGACTGTGATCTCATATTAGATCCTCAAAAAATGATTGATTCTTTAAAGCTTCTTGAAAGTTACGAATGTGTTTCTCCATATTCAAGAGTAATAGATTTAGAGCCAAATGAAATAAATCTACCTTTATCAGTTCTTCAAAATATCAATAGACCAGGTAGGGGAGAAACTGATATTCAGAAAATTTGCCTTGCAGGTGGTATAATTATGTATAGAAAGGATGCAATTTATAAAATTGGTGGATGGTGTGAAGAATTTATAGGTTGGGGAGGAGAAGACGATTTTCAATCACATAAATCAAAAATGTTACTTAATTGGCATGAGCAGTCCGGAACAACTTGTTTTCATCTGTGGCACGAAAGAGGAGCACCAGACCCAGCACCGTATCAAAGAAATCTTCAATTGTTAAATAATCTTGTAGTACTTAGTGTAGACGATCTAAGAAAACACTGTAACATGTCTCTGCCTAAAATTGGAATGGTCAATAAGTATGATAAATAGTTTAGTCGAATCTAAAGTACTACTATCCAATAATGTAGGTAATACACCACTTATTCAAATTAGTGATAAAATCTGGGCCAAAGCTGAACTTTTGAATCCAAGTGGATCACTTAAAGACAGAATGGCAACATTTATCATTAATAATGCTGAAGAAAAAAGAATTTTAAGAAAAGGTGATACTATTGTCGAAGCTACTTCTGGCAATGCTGGAATATCATTAGCATGGTTAGCAGCCGAAAGAGGGTATAAAATTAAAATAATTATGCCAAGTAATATGTCAGTTGAAAGAAAACAAATATTAAAATATTACGGTGCAGAACTAATTGAGGTTGAAGCCGGTGACTTTGATGGCGCAATTAAATTAAGAGATAATTTATCTGAAAAAAATGGATGGTTCAATACAAATCAATTTAATAATAGTCTAAACATCAAAGCTCATTTTGAGGGAACATCTGTTGAAATTTTAAATCAAACTAGAGGTAAAGAACTATCCGCCTTTGTAAGTGGAACTGGAACAGGTGGTACAATTATGGGATGTCAAAAAAGATTTTCAAAAGAATCGCCAAAAACTAAAATAATAGCGGTAGAACCTCTAGAATCACCAGTAATGTCAGGTGGTGAACCAGGCCTACATGGAATACAAGGTATCGGTGATGGTTCTAAATTTCTAGTTGATCTTGAAAAAGTAGATAAAATCTATACAGTATCTACGGAAGATTCTAAGAAAAGAGCTATTGAACTTACAAAAGAACTTGGTCTTTTTGTTGGAATATCAAGTGGTGCAAACGTTTTAGCTAGTGAAAGATTTGTCGAAGAATATAATCCAAGTGGTATTGTAGTTACTATTCTATGTGATAGAGGAGATAGATATCTAAGCTGTTTTTAAACAGGTATTCTAATCTTATTGTATTTAATTAAGAGTTTATAAATCTTTTCAAACTCATTTACTGGATCAACTACCTTTTTTTCTACCCATTTATTATTATTCAAAAATTCTACAACCATACCTTCTTTAAAGTCTGATTTCTCTTTTGGAAAATAATATAATTGTTGTTCAACAAATGAAAAAGAAAGTCCATCATGAATATAAGACTTGTTTTTAGAATCTGTATTATACAAAAGAATTCCAAGAGGTTTTTCTTGACCATCACTGAAAATCTTAAAAGCGTTGTTTTGATTTTTATATTTTACAATAACACAATCTTGATCAAAAAAATTCATTATATTTTTACAGTCTTCTTTTAAATCAGATGGTTCAAGATTAGTAAAAGCTAATACAGAATCTTCAAAAATACCTTCATAGTATCCTTTTATTTCAACTAGATAATAGTCCTTCGAATACAAATAAGAACTTAAGCTTCTGAGATTAGAAGCTGACACTAAAATATAAGAAAGTTCAGAATTTCTAAGGTCTAGCATATTAATTATATATTAATTGCCACTAACCACAACATAAATTTCAAGAAGATCTTTTATATCTAGTTTTTTGATCGAAGAAAAATATTCACAAGCCTCTTCATAGCTTTCACTTTGACATTTTAAGAGACTTTCTTTGTCACTTTCATTTATTTTTAGAAAGTATGTGTTCATAATTTATATATTGATTTCTTGATTAGAAGTTATACTAAAATGATTATAAATCTCATCAAAAAAGATAGTCGATACTAAATCTTTCCATTTTTTTTGAACAATTATAGAATCGTGTACCGTGATTACTCTTATATCTGGATTTTCATCTGATATCTTTTTAATTATCTGATTAAAAATTAAATTAGACTCAGCTTTTTGTAGATCATGAGCTAATATTTTATAATCTTTCTTTTCTTTTTTGTATATTTTTATAAAATTATGAATTGTTGGAAATAACTTGATAAAGTTAATATCGGATTTAGAGTTCGGTCTATTTTGACCAAAAAGAACTTTATATGTTAAATTTTTTGCATCCTCTTTACTTACGAGATTCAAATTATCAATCAAATATTGATAAAAATTACCGTTTTTAACAAGTATATTAAACAAATTGAACTCATTTTCGTCAATCCATCTAGAGTCAGCATCTTTTATCAATTTAGATAAAAATAGCGGTTGACTATTTTTAATATCAATCTCACAAGTTTCTTCCCCATCAATAAGAAGACAATTTTTTCTTATAAATGACTTTAATATTGTAAAATTTGTGTGCATTCTACCGTATGAGTCAAAATGGTAAAATATATTCTTTTGATTAATTGTCTCAACAGAGTACTTATTTCGATTGTATATATCTATATCATCATTCTTTAAAGAGTCTAGAAAAAATATTGAACGAGAATAATCAATCTCAACATGAAATAGATGTTCTATTAGTTTCTCTTTTATGTACTTTTTGATTATATTATTTTTATCAAGCTCAAACTGTAAGTGTTTTGTAATATACTTTTTTATCAAAACTTTATCCTCATTATTGAATCTGTGAATTTTATTTATAAGTATATCATCATTCAAAGAATAGACTCTTGCGTTAGATCCTTTTAAATAATTTTTTTGAAGTTTAATAATATTTAAATCCTTTAAGTAATTAATATAATAGTTATAAAGGTATCCATATTTATCTTTTAATATCATAGCAGAAAGAGAGAATGAATTTTCTTTCTTAAAGTAATATTTTAAAATCAGATTGTGAACAAGGTCGATAAGATAGGCAGATTTGAGTTTCTGCTCTTTGTAATTGAAGTATTTTTGTTTTGAAATCTCAAGTAGACAATCTGGTAAAAATTGCAATGCTTGCTTTTTGTGTCTTGGTGAGACTTTCAGCATTCTACTTGATAGGCAAATTTTCTTTTCTAAAATCATATCAATTATACTCTGACATGATAAAATAGATTAATCTTTTTTAAAATTTACTTTGGATAAAATTTACCTTTTTTCTTTTCTACACTTGTTGGTTCTTTTTCAAATGTATCATAGACATCTGGGTAAACCTGACCAGAACCATCTCTGTCAAATTTTAAATCGAAGAAGTCTCCAAAGTCTAAAAGTCCACCTCTGGTAATATCGATTTCTCTTAACTTATTTAAGTATAAGTCAAGTATTCTATCAATTTTTTCAATAAAAGAGTTAAATAAAATTAAAGTTCTGTCTGTAAATACACCAATAGGTTTCTTTCTTTTTTTGGAAAGTGATCCAAGAAGTACTTTAAAAATATATTCTAACTTATCAGATTCGGTTATAATTTCTTTGGTTAACTTATTTGATATTAGTTCTTTATTTATTTTGAACTTTTCTTTATCAAAAAACTGAGGTATAGTGAAGTCAAAATTAAGAAGATCGTCTTTTACCTCATCAACATACATATTAAACAATTTACAAATTAGATATATGTAAGCCTCATCTCTTTTTTGACCTTTGATTTTTAAATCATCAATATTTACACCTTGGCAGAAATTAAGAAAACTAACTAATATTAGTGTATATACCTCCACAAACTCAGTAGAGTTCTCATTTGAGATTCTCTGATAGAGTGGATTCAAAATTTCAAAATTTGACTTACTACTAGACGTTTGTATAACTATTTTCTGTAAGTTTTTTTGAAAGTCACTATCCATCAAAAAAGACCCCTCAACTTGAGGATTTAATATTTTGTAGAAGAAGAATGCAAAAGATTTCTCACCAAATACATACTCTAAATCCTTCTCAGAAGTATTCAGAAAGTATTTAATTGCCTCTTTCATCGTGTCACTTAATTTACCCTCAAATATTACAGGAAGGCAATCTACACCAAACAATCTTGAGTATTCTCTTAGTTCATCAATTGAATATTCATATTTACCCCCTTTGCAAATAGAAGCGAGTACTAGTGAATTTTTTGGAAGTCTATTATACTCAATATTTGCAGGCTGATTATCTGGAAAATACTCAAAACAAAACCACCAATTTTTAGGCATTAGACCCTTTATTCTGCTATCAAATGTATTAAAATATCTTACCGCAGAATTATAATAATTTTGCATAGCAAGATCAACCATGTTGATAGGTTCGTTTGAAATAGACTTCGGTTTTATTGTAAACCCAGAAGAGTCTGAGTTAACCCAAATTTTAGAACCTTGAACATCTTCATAAATGATAATATCATCTTTGAATATCTCGTCTAAAATTTTATCATCAACACTATTTAAGTTAACCAATCTACTCATTTCTTTATTATAATTCACTTTTTAGCTTTTGTTTTTACTAATCTTTTCAAAATAATCTAGAGATTTTAATATATATAAAAAAATAGACTGCATTAATGATCCTGCAAAAGTTCTTTGAATTCAATAAGAAAGATCTAGAACCAATTAAATCATTTTATCTTAAAGATAACCTATGTCCTAAATTGTGGGATGATTTAAATCTAGACAAAGAAGTTAGAGAGAATCTTCTACAAATTGGTAAAGATTTCTTTGATTCAGTAGAGGTAGATTGTGAAGTTAAGGATATTGTTTTTTGTGGATCACTTTGTAACTATAACTGGAGTAATAAATACTCTGATTACGACTTACATATTATTGTCAATTACAAAGATATTGATGAGAATTTAGAATTAGTTGAGAAATTTTGTGACTATGCGAAGAAAAAGTGGAATCTAGACCACGACATTTTCTTAAAAGGATTCGAAGTAGAAGTTGCCATTCAAGATGAAAAAGATTTCAAAGAAAGTATTAAAACAAACAGAATGGGTGGTGCTTTCTCAGTAATGAAAAATAAATGGTTGAAAAAACCAGAAAAATCAGAATTTGTCCCAGATGAGAAAACGATTATCAAAAAAGCTGGCGCAATTATGGATGTAGTTGACGAGATCAAATCTAAAATTGAAGAGGATGAATATCCAGTGATTGAAAAAAAATTAGACTCAATTTGGAAAAAAATAAAAAAATCAAGACAATCGGGTCTTGAGGAAGGTGGTGAACTATCAACTGGTAACTTAATTTTTAAACTATTAAGAAGAAATGGATACGTAGAAAAAGTTATGGAGATGAAAAAAACGTCTTACGACAATCAATTTAACAAATAAAATGATAAGAATTGCTGAAATAGAACAAACATTTAAAGATATTTTTAGTGAAGAAAATGGTCTCGTACAATCTGTTGAAACAACTTGGGAAAAATCACCCGGTGGTGAATTCTATAAACTTGTAATTTCAATCCACGGACTTTCAATTGAAGATACTTTAATTATACATACAAAATTCATATTTAAAACAGATTTGGAAAAGAGAAAATTACTTGATAACTCTTTTATCTATCTCTATGATATTAACTGTAATTATAGAAAAGTAGATTTTAACAATATAGTTGATATGAAAAACAAGATTGAAGACATAATTGAGTCTAATGACTTTGGAGAAGACATTCAGATTCTTTCCGACTTTATTGAAGCCCCTGCTATGTTCTTAAATTATTATATGAGGAGAGCAAAAATTACAGACTATTCTATTTTCGATGTAAAGTATGAACCAAAGTTCAAAACTACTCCTTGTGATAAAACAACATTTGATTTTGAAGTGGATGTGAATAACAATTATAAATTCGATGTTTCAATTTACAAAATTGACAGAGCAAGTGATGATGAAAAAAATGATTCATATAGATACCAGTTCAAATTTATGGATGACATTGAGACAGTAGAATCTGATACGTTAAGAAACATACACTTCACAATAGGATCAAATATTGCTAGAATACTAGATAAAAAGCTAAAATGAAAAACAAAATTTTAAAATTCATAGAGTTGATACGTGAGTCTCATGAAGATGATGAGAGTGAACTTAATGATATTTTACTTGACCTAAGAGATGAGTTAATAAATTTTGAAATACACAAAGGATATTTTAGTAAGCAAGCAATCGATAGGGCACAACCCGGTGACAAAGTTTTTAGTATCATACACAACAAACCAATATACAATGATGATAAATATTGTTTTTGTATCGAAGTTCCAATACAACAACTTGAAGGAAATTTAGAATTACCAACTGGGTTTGGAAAAAGAAGTTTAATTAGTGACAAGAAAATATTTACAATTTTTAGAGAACTAGGACAAATATCACAAAGATATGATAATTGTTTTTTACATATAAACACTGGTTCAGTTTCATATAGGCCTGCTATCTATCTTTTTATATTATTAGATACCGAAGTAGATCAATCAGTTACTAAAATCACTCAGGTATTCAAAGAAATTAAAAGAAGAAATTATGCGAGTAAAAGTGATTTTGCAAATGATACTACTATAAGACTAGAAGATGATAAAATTGTAATAAAGTCTAACGGATGGTCATATACAGATAGAAAATTTAGAAATTTGATAAGTGGTATAGATTTAAGTGATTTTAAAATTGAAAAAACGGAAATACCAGGATCTGTAACAAATACTATAATAAATACTATCAGTAAAAAATAATATATACTAAAATTTAATATCTTATTATGACTTATAAAGATAATCAACCAACATTTAATATAAATAGAAAAGTTGTTAATTTCAAAGACTTTAATAAAGACGCTGAAAAGGAAGAACTTGAAAAGCTCAAGAGACAAAATAAACCAAATTCTGAACGTCAACAATTAATTAGTAATCCAAGAATTAAGTATAATAAAGTAACTCATAAATTAGATTTTGATAACAATCCAGATCTTTTAAAAGATAAAATTGCATCACTAAGAGAATCAGTTGCTAACAGTGATGTTATATCATCTATTAAAGATTCAGTATCTTATGGAAAGTTTGTTGAGACTTTGAAAATTGCAATTATGGAATTAGAATCTGATATGAAAAGTGATTCTATTGATTTTGATATTGATATGATAATCTCTGAGGCTCTCAAAGAAGCTCGTCAGTAGTCAATAACATCATCAATTTGTATTTGTCTAATCACCTCTTTTGTGACATCACCCAGGCACAGTTTTTCCAATTTTTCTCGATTAGAGGAGTATTTGTCAGATTTCGAATAATTAGAAGAAGATTCGGACTGGTCAATATACGATTGAACAAGTTCATGATTTTGACTATACCAAGTATAGAAAATATGTGAACACTCTTCTACATATTTTTCAAAATTATGATTTGAAAATTGTTCATCATACATGCAAGTCAAAACAGATAGTGTCTCGTCAAATAAGAATTTATCAGAAAATTTTGAAAAATCGAAATAAATTTGAATGTGTGTATTCCAGTGAATCTCACACTCATAACCTAATTTTGAAATTCTATTTAAATCTTTAATCATATAGTATTTTAGAAATTTTATTATCTCTTAGTTCTCTTGTGAATTTTATATAATTTGGTGATTTTTCATTTTCAATCAAGTGAAATTTACACGGATTTATCAAAGATAAATAGTATTTGAAACCAACTTGTAAATTAACTAAATCTGAAACATAATCTTCACTAATATAGTAATTAAAATCACAAATGTCAAAATATATTTCATCAAAACTGTAAAACTCAGAATCTCCGACTTGTATATTTTTATCTAAATTAGGTTTTATATAGTATATTCCAACTCCGTGAAACTTACCTAAATCACTAAAAATAGATGATGTTGGTGCTTGATAATTATTAGTTATTGTTATTGGTAGATTTAAGTTAAGTAAAAAATCTGTGAACTTCAAAAAGTGACTATGGCTTAAAATAACATTTTTCAAATTGAATCTTTCAAAATGAAAACTCAATTCTTTATCAAATCTCGTATCAACAAAATCCTCTCTTAGAGAAGATTTGAACTTGGAAAAAAGTACTTCTAAAATATGATATTCAATTTTTTGAATAGTATTTTCAAAAAAACTGTCTAAAATTATTTCTTCAGATTGAATTATGTCTCTAGATAAACTTATGTGTATCTTTCCAGTCTGATAGTTATTAAGTGGTAATCTGTGATTTGTAAAATGTTTAAATAAACTAAAATCGGAAATTTTTAAATTTTTAAAATAATTTTCCATTTTTAGAAAGCTTTTTAAGTGTTTCTTTAGCTTTTTTTAATTTATACCAAACATCATTTGGCTTACATCCTAATTCTTCAGCTATTTGTTCGTTTGTATAGTTTTTAAAATATCTAAGTGTAATAGCTTTTGAGTGATCTTCTGGTAATTTATCTATTAATAATCTTACGAGTTTTGAAACTTGTTCTTTATCATAATCTTCTGTAAAGTCAAATTCATTATTAACTGCAAAATTACCAGCATCTTTCAAATTTACAGTCTTTTCCTTGTTAACTAACTTATCTCTTCTATAAAGACTACTAATATGATTGTGTAGACAAGCTAAGATCCACCAGAAAAACTTTGCTCTTGTAGGATCATATTGTTTAATTTTAACAAAGGAATTACCCAAAACCGACATGACAATGTCTTCTAAATCATCATCTGAGTAATATGAAAGCCTTCTCTTTGCTGCAATGAAAAGAATAGGTTTATACTTCTGAACAAGTGTATTATAGGCAGATTGTTTACCATCTACAGCTTCTTTGACGAGAGCTTTATCTTCTTCGTGTGTTGTATACACAGGTCCTAATCGACCTCTTTTTCTTTCTTTCATAGTTTTTCTCCAGTTTTAGGATCATAATTTAGAATTAACAATTCCACACCCTTTGATTGTTCTTTTTTATTACTAGAATTATTACCACCATGAGCAGAACTTCTAAAAACTTCCTTTTCAGTCCAGATATATTTATCTTTCGGCAAAAGTTCTTCAAGAAGTGGAAAATAATAGTAAGAAAGTGACCATCGACTTTTTGATGATTTAATCAATTCAAGAAGTCTTCTGTGAGAAGCCGGACCGAATACCCCATCTGCGTCTGATCCATACCAGAATAATCTTTTAGCATCATCTTCGCCTTTATCACTATCAAATCTCGCGTACGGTGGATCCAAATAGAGATATGTTTCTTCTAAATCATATTTCAGGATCAATTCTTCAAAGTCTATATTCAGAAACTCAGTAATCGATTGAAGTTTTTGTGTATATTTATTTTTATTCAATTTGTCAATTAAACCCTGTAGTTTAAGACGATCCTTGTCTTTTTTATATCCATTAAAACCACCGCCCCTTGGATAAACAGAGTTGTGAGATGATGTGATCAAAAATGCATAAATAGCGGCCTTTTTAAAATCACCGATTACAAAATTCATATCATCTAAAAAATCATTTTTTTGATACTGTTTATAAATTTTTTTATAAAAATCCCATTTTTTCAATGGTTCTGCTTCAGTAGTATGTAAAAGTGTTGATTTAAGTTCTTCTAAATACGGAATAAATTCTACCGGATTTGAACAACACTTCATCAAATTGACTTGATGTCGATTCTTATCGTTATAAATGACTGTTTCAAAATTTAGTGAGTCATCATCTAGAAAAGTGGCGAAACTTCCACTAAACGGCTCTACATAAGTTTTAATACCAGTTTTTGGTATTTTGGAATTTATAAGTTCCATAAAAGTAGAGGAACTCTTGCCTCCAAAGTAACTCAATATCGACATTTTAAATAGATTTATTTATAATTATATCAAAAGCCTAGTAAAAGTTTCTGTGTTATAGTTTAATTAAATAATATATACTTTATGAATCATCTAAAAACATTTGAGTCTTACTCTAAAAAGACTACATTCACTGGAAAGAGAAATCCTAGCCTCATAATAGAAGTTGAAACACTAGGAGGTAGAATAGTTTCAATAAAGAATGATAGCGGAATCAGATTCCCATTCGAAAAAGGTCAGTTATTAAGTAGAAATATCGAAGTTTGGGCTTGTAACAACAATTTTTATATAGATGGTGAGGACACTTGTCCTGAAAAAAAGATTTTTGGTATCAGAGCAAAAGATATACCACAAGGTCACGAATGGAGACATATCTATCCTTCTAAATTTAGATAATTACGACTTTCCTTTAGAAAAAAGAAAGTCCTCAAGTGAAGGCTTTATATTTTCATCTCTTATTTCCTTTCTCACCTTCATTAATATCTTACCAAGATTATTCTGTCCTTCTCCGGCACTAACTCCCCAAAATTTATCTCCCCAATTATTACCCTCAACAAGTTCTTGATCTCCAGTATCTAGTAACATTTGCCTTAGATCTTCATCTTTAAATTTTTCTCTAACACCAAAAAGCATTGTGTCTAGTTTTATCAATTCCCAATCTTTTCTGAGTTTTAAAATTTTACCAAGTTGTTTTACTTTAGCAGTATCTTTCATTCTTGAAATCATCTCTCTACAATCAATTAAGGTTATATTACGACCTTCAATTTGCTGGTCAGTTTTAATTTTCATTGCGACGTAGTAATGTTCAACAGATGGGTATTTAATTCCTTGAAACTCGATAGTACAAGGGTGAAAATTAGAAAGAAATCTCCATCTACCAGTAAATGATTCTATCATATAAATTATATTTAAAATATGTTATATGTTTTATATGAATCTCCTATTGACTAACTAATTGATGATTCCAGAATAGACTCCAAGAAATCTCTAACCTTCAGACCATTTACTTGACAATACTCCTTAACTCTCTTATGCAATTCTTTTGATATTTGAAAAGTTGATAGAGAGGAATTGTATTTCTTACTGTAATCAATTTTAGATTGATATTTTTTATTCATAGGGAAAATTTTATTAATATATATAATTAAATATTAATAAAATATATGAAAGTTTGTAAATATTGTAACAAAGAAATAGAAGGTATACACTCTATATATGCGAATCATGTAAGATGGTGTGATAAAAACACCACAAATGGAGATAAAGGAGGTAATAAAATATCAGAGGCAAAAAAGAAATATTATGAGAAAAACAGATTAGTTGTAGAACACGATGTTTCGTGCAATACGTGTGGTAAGGAATTTAAAATAAACGAAGTCAGTAGTAAATTTAGAAAAAGAAAAAATAGATTTTTTTGCTCTGACTCTTGTTCTAAATCAAGATCTTCAATTGAGACAAAAAAGAAAATATCTGATTCTAGTAAAAATCTGTGGAAAAATGAAGAATATGCAAATAAAATAATAAGAAACAATACCAATAGAAACAAAAGGTTCACATCAAAAGGCGAAGAAGAAATTAAAAATTATCTGAAAGAAAATTATAAAATACATAAATGGACATCAGGAGGTGGATTTAAATATAAAGAGACAATTTTGACAAGAGATATTTATTCAAATGATCTTAAAGTGATAGTAGAATACGACGGAATTTGGCACTTCAAAGACATATACGGACAATTAGAAGAAAAACAAGCCAAAGATAGATTATTAGAAGAATGGGTAATAGGTAACGACTGGAGAATAGTCCGAATAAGTGACGATTTGTATCGAAAAGATAAAGAAAAGTGGTTAACTGTATTAGTAAATTCAATATACAACAAGTCAGATAAAATAATTAAGATATATTAAAAAAGAAACACCAACCTTATGGTTGGTGTCGGTCTAAAGATTCTATCTTTAGAGTGGTTAATTGGTGGAGATGCCCGTTTTCGCTACGGGGTCTTCCTCAGTTAGAAATGCTTAATCGTTCACAAGCTTAGAAAGTTCTTTCTTTAACTTACAAAATATTTAGTTGTTTCGACTCAAAAACACTCTAACAAAAAACTATCACTATTTATACTGTTGTGATTCAGTGTGAATTTTTAGAATGTATCCTAAGATTAGGCTACTTCAAGCTCATTCACAGTGAGCAAGTTGTTTTGTAGAGCAGCTACTAAATCTTCACTGGTTCCTACTTCGTTAGAAACGTTGCCGTTTACTTGTTTTGATAATTTATTTTAATCGGACTTTACCAAACCGATGCCTGCTTAATCATCTTTACCCTGCGAATCAATTCAAGTTCATCCCCATGTAAAATAATTTCTACAAATATAGTGAGTTATATATTAAATGTCAAGCAAAGTTTTTTCTAAAATGGTGATTCGCTATCAGATAAAAGGTAAAAATCAAATTCTAGGACCGGCTGACCTTTTGTAGTCTCATATAGCTCAACTTCAGATTCATACTGTGGTAATATTTGTTTTTTTACTTTATTAATAACAGTATCCATTATTTTAATAATATTACTCATTTTCTCTCTTTTCTTTAAGTATATTCTTATAGAGAGACCATATTTTTCTTCAAATTCAACTTCGCCTACTATACCATATAAAGACAAAATTTTTCTTATTTCGTAGGAGATATTATCTTTCTGATCATCCTCTTCTATTTCTTCTGGTGCATCATCATAAAAATCTCGACCATAAGTTCCATATTTATCATATCTATCTTCATAAGAATCCGCATAATCATCTTCCCAAGGTTCTTTAGACGCCTCAGATATTGATATTTTACTATATTTAATTGTATTAAACTTCATTACTTTAAATTTATTTTAATATATTGATTATCAAATGTGACATCTGGGTCCATTTTATGTTTTGTAAGTAGTCTGCTTATTATTTTTAGCTCTTCAAAAACCAATTCTAAATCTGGTTCTATTTCTATTTTAATTATAGCATCTCCAAAATCATTGACCATTCTAACTTCTAAATTAAATACATTTGCCTTTAATTCAGCTAAGAATCCTTTATACTTCCTTAAAATTTCTTCATCAAAGCCTACTTTTTTAACAGTTGGAAGTTCTTCCCAATTTGCAGATAGACAGGCTTTTGCTAATCTTTCAAGGTATGAAATATTTTGACACTCTTTTGTTGTGTGTTCACTGAAATAACCAACAGATACATTTGTACATTCTGGTATATCATCAATAAATGAAGCCGAATCAGTATAAATACCAGTTGGGTCGAGTGATAAACTAAGTCCTGACTTATTTAATTCGTCAGCTAAAGCTTGCGCAAATTCGTCTGAACAGGATTGTCTATAAGATTGTTTAGTGATCACTGAAAAGTAGTTTCTTCTATCAAACGAAACACATCTTTTAACATCTTTTAAGTGAGTGTATTTATCAAAAGCAGCTGCCAATTTATAAGAACCTATACCACCTCTTTCTTCACCTATAAAAAAGTAATAAATACCCGGTATGTTATGAGCCATCATGTAGAGCATAACAGTAACACCTGCTTTATCATCAGCTCCTAAAATACTAGTTCCGTCAGTCATAATTATCTCATCTCCATCTCTTTCAACACTCACCAAGTTAACATAACTTTTAGTTCTGTCAGCAGTGTCAAGATGTGAAGTAAACATAGTCTGAGATTTACCTATTATTTTGTAGTAATTGCCAAACTCGTCTTTACTAAGATCTTGAGGCATAAACTTCATAACTTCTTCTTCATGACCGTGTGGATAAGTCTGTGTTACTAGTGAGATAAATGTATTTCTTATATCTTTTGGTTCGAATCTAAAAGCTCTTGGTTCAATTTTATTATAAGTGACCTTAGTCTCTGCTTGAGTTTCTTTACCAAGTGCTAGTTTATTGTATTCTTGAATAAATTCCCAAATCTGATGATCGGTGAATGAATTAGGCAAAATTGAATTTATAAATGCCTTAATCTTCATATTTTGTTTATGATCTTTGAAAGTCACCCAAAATCTACTATGTGTTTTAGAAACATCGACCACTTCAATTTTAAAAGGATTCTTTACAAATCTATCACCTTGTGCCTTTAACAGTGCCTCAGCAACTGGTCCGGAAATATTATCTATAATTTCGTGTAAAGTATCTGTATATAAGAATGTAACACTTTCAAAAGACATTTAAATTGTTCTTAATTTTATTATATATTAAATTTCAACTTCGATTTCATCTGCATTGTTGTAATCTACCGAAACTTGACCTTCTTTCATATCACTGGTTTTATTTACAAACTTAATCTTGCAATAAACTACTTTTGTCTTACCAGTAGACTTTGAGTTTTTCGCAGCAATTCTAGCAACTTCTTCAATAATTTCTGGAGTTGGCAAACTTTCTCTACTTTTAATCACAACATGACTTCCAGGAACGCCTTTTGCATGAAACCAAATATCTTCGTCTTGTGACTTAATAGTTGTTAAATAGTCATTTGATTTAGAATCTTTACCAATCAAAACTGTGAAATCACCTACTTTGACGGTTTTAATATTAGGAAACTTATCTTTTTTTGATTCTAAGAAAAGTTGATAATTTTTTATCATGAAGTATATATTATGGACTAAAACTAGATTATCAAACTTCGAATGAAAAAGATATAAAAATAAAAAACCCCTTCTTTCGAAGGGGTTTTCTAATTTTCAAATTATTGATTAGTTCAACAACTGTGCGTTATCAGTTACAACAATAGTCATATATTGCTTCTCTGGGAAGAAACCAACATCTGCGATTGCATATCTAGAACGTAGTAACATTCTTGGTGCAAAAGTAGCTTCAGAAATTACACTGATAGACTGAGCCATCAAGTAAGGAATGAAGATAAGACCTGGTTGATCAGGGTTGTTCTTTCTACCAACAACAATTCTGTTATCATTATACTTCATATAAGGATCAACATAGATAGAAATATCACCAATTTGACCAACAGGGTACAATTGACCTTGACCAGTGATTTTAGATTTAACTGGGTTAATTGTATATCCAGCGATATCCATAAGTGATGCAGCAAGACCTCCGTTTGTTACAGCGAATTGAGCTGGACCAACACGTCCTTCTGTTGCAATGTAGTTAGAAGCATGAACCATCTTAGTGATCAACTTACGTTGAACAGCGTGTGTAGTTTCACCACCAACAACTGCAGATTGAGCATAAACTGTATTCAAGTCGAATATAGAAGATGCAGTTGTTCCGACTACAGTAACACCTAATCCAGTTTGTACTGGCGATGTATTTCTGTTTCTGTCACCAAGTTCAAAAATCTTATTAACAATTTGTCTTGAAATTGTCTGAGACAATTCATTAACAAGAATTGATTCCATCTTCTGAACGATGTCCATACCAGTGTTAGCCTTGATGTCTTCAATTTCAGTTCTTCTAAGTGCAGTTGAAACTTCAACTGTACCTACTTGAATTGACTTAGAAGATACCTTAGGACCGATGATACCTGAATATGTATTATCATCAGTCTGACGACTCATTGGATAATCACCTGATGCAATATTAGATGTCCAGTTAGCTGAAAATCCTGGAAGATGATCTTCGAGTGCAGATACCAAGTCAATAGTAACTGTGCCAGTAAGTGGCTGAGTACCAACAGTCGTAATTTGAGCGGTCATTGACCCAGTTGCATTGAATGTGTTATACTGAGCTTCAAAAGAGTAGTTAGTAAGTGAAGAATATCCACCTGGACCAAATGCATTAACTTGTCTATAGGTCTTAAACATCGGATATCCATCAACTCTTGAGAATCCCAAGAATTCAACTATACCTGCTTTAACTGTTGGTTCTGTTGATGCGATATAAAAAGCTCCAGCTGATGGTGCTCCAGATACCGTAGAAGCGGTTGCAATTGTTGCAAATACTCTACCTCCCTGAATACCACCAGATGTTAATTTATAACCCTGAGTAGTAGTTACATAAGTAGAAACAGTTCCTATAGCAGTTGATAAATTTGTAGCACCTGTAAGTTTGAAAACCTGTGGTCTTGAATTAATACCACTTTCTGTGTTTACATCATCATATTGGAAGTCAATATAAAGAAGATCGATTTTTGGACCAGGTGATGGTTTTACAGCAACTAGGTCAAGACCGATAGTCTGAGCTGCGATTTTCATAGCTACTGGTAAAAGGTTTTGACCAAGATCTCCAGATCCTACACCGTTTGTACCAATTGTGTTACCTAAGTTAAGGTTACCAGGAAGTGCATTTGGAGTTGGAGCAATTACTTGACCCATACCAGCAGTAGTAGCATTAGCGTAAGCGTTTTCGTTAATAGAGTGAAACTCAGCATATTCTGCCATCCAGTCAACTCTTTCACCAGTAACACCCATGTTCTCCAATACAGGAGCCCACTTCTTAACTGCTTTTTGTTTGTCTATTCTAATGTGTGACATATTTTTTTAAATTTTTGTTTTTGTCTACTTTTTTGTAGATTATAAGTTTTTGAATCTCTCCATGATTGCTCCCAATTCTTTTTCAGATATTCTATCTTCTTGAATCATGCTTTCATGTGAAACTAATTTCTTAGTTACAGATTCGTTTTTCTTGAGATTTCTAGTCATCCAGAAGTGATCAACTTGTGAATCAGTTGCCATTACTTCAGATGGGTATAATCTAGCTTGTGATAAGATAGATTTTCTAGCATTCTCATTTAATTGGTTCCAGATTGGCTTGATGTTTTCAGGCATCAATCTGATTACTCTTTCTTCAAGAGATTCGTTTTTAGCAGTTAAAGCCTCAGATATTAATCTCAACACATCAACTTGTGTAAAGAAACTTTTTTCGCTTATGTAAAGTTTAACAGCGTCTTGTTCTTCGTTTGTCAAAGAATAGTAGCTATCAACCTGAGATTTTGTTAAAAACGTTAGGAAATGTAGATCGGATGTTTCAGTAGCTTTACGTTTTTTAGCTTCTTCGATCAATTTATCAATAGATTGTGATAATTCTGAATCAGAATTACCTTCGTATCTTTTTTCTTCTGTCTCACCAGTAGTTTCTTCAGCTTCAGACTGAGTTTCTTCAGATTCTGATTGAGTTTCAGTTTCAGACTGAGTTTCTTCAGCTTCTGATTGAGTCTCTTCAGCTTCATTAGATTCTGCAACTACTAGATGTTCTTCGGTATCATTTGATTCACCTACTTGTGGTGTTTCTTCAGAAGTTGGAGATTCAGCTGAGTCGTTCCAGTTTTCACCTTCACCATACTTATCACCTTCTTCCTCTTCTTCCTCTTCATATGAATTAATACCAACAACATTCAAAAGTGGAAGTCTTTCTTCTTCTTCGTTACTTTCGAACAATTTACCACCATTTAATTTCTCAACAATCAAACTCTGATAAGAAATTGATTTGTCAAGATTTTCTGCGATATAGTCTGAATAAGCAATGTTGTCATCTAAGTTCTCTGCGATATATTCAGAATAAGCGATATTACCTTCCACATGCTCAGCAAGATACTCTGAGTATGCGATAGAATTATCTAAATTCTCTGCCAAATATTCAGCATAAGAAATATTCTTATCTAAATTCTCAGCGATATACTCTGAATATGCGATGTTCTTGTCCAAATTTTCTGCAAGATATTCTGAATATGCGATGTTTTTGTCTAAGTTTTCAGCCAAATATTCAGCATAAGAAATATTCTTATCTAAATTCTCAGCGATATATTCAGCATAAGAAATGTTCTTATCCAAATTTTCTGCGATATATTCAGAATACTCAATATTCTTATCAAGATTTTCTGCAACATACTCAGTATAGTTGATTGCTTTTTCTAAATTTTCAGCCAAGTAATCACTATGTTTAATCAATCTGTCAGCAGTGTTTTTCAAATCTGTGTTTTCATTTACAACTATTTGTACTTTCTCAGCCAAATAATCTAAATATTTTAAAATTTGAGAATTAGTCTCATTCAAATTCTCATAGTATTCAAGTAACTGCTCCAATTTTTTAGGATTTAAATTACCCTTCTTGATAGCGTTACGAACTTCTTTCTTAGTAGAAGCTAACTCATTGACCAAATACTGAGAGTAGTCAGTCAATTGTTGTTTTGTCACCAAATCGTTAGTGTTCATATTAAATAGATCGTTTATTTTTGACTCATCGGACATTTCATATATCCTAAAGTTAGCGTTATTTGAATAATTTAAAGATTCATTAAGTATCTTAACATTCATTTTTGCAGATGCGAATCCAGGATCAGCAACAATATCGTAAGTAAATAATTTTTTAAGTGTTACTGTACCGTCTGACTCAGTTATTCCAGCAGCTCTTGATGATACGAATATTGGACAGTTATCTCCAACTAGAGCCTTAGCTTCTTTTCCCCAATGAGTATTAAGTAATCTAATCTCACCTTCTACTCTGTTATTTTCTTTAACATAATGTGCCTTAGTTACAATGTGAGAAGCTCTTGAAAGTGAAGTATCAAATACATCTGGGTGATCAAACTCACCATATACAACACCCATAGATTCTATTCTCTCATTTAACTCTTGAAGGCAAGGAAGAAATCTGTCAGCAGTATATACTCTTTCATTTCGATTTTTTACATCGAATTCTGTAAAAATACCACCTAAAACAAATTGATCTTCCTTATTGTTACTCTCTGAGATATTCAGAGAATTCATAGAATTCTCAACAATAAGAACTGATTTCATGAAATTTATCTTTTATTTTTATTATATATCGACTTGAAAATTCTAAAAATTATAAAGGTGGATTTTTTATAGGAGGTTATCCAACAAAGTAAGGAGAAGATACTCAAGGGAGTGTATATAATTGTATATATATCTTTAAAATTAGAGGTTTTTTATGATTCTTAATAGAGAGATAACAATAAAAATTTCTGAATCAAATTTTCACTATTTCGAAAATTTAGGATATGATATTTCAATAGGAGACGAAATTATTATTCCAATAGATCTTTTATCAAAGGGTTCTCATCAAAAAATTGACTGTCAGTGCGATGGATGTGGAGTAGTAAAAAAAGTTATTTTTAAAAATTATATAAAATACGGTAACGAGTTTGGAATTTATTATTGTAGAAAATGCTCAGAGTATAAAAGAAAAGAAACTCTACAAAAAAATTATGGAGTTGAATATCCGATTCAGAATAAAAGAATCTACAGAAAAATGAAGCAAACTATTTCTGAAAAAAGAAAAACTTCTGAAGAAGTTTAGACCCTCACATTAAAATTCAAATTCTCCACCTGCCTCTCCCTCACCACCCTCTTCTCCACCTGCCTCTGGAGTCTCTGGAGTTTCAGTCGGTGTTTCGGTAGGAGTTTCAGTCGGTGTCTCTGTGCCCTCAGGCATCTCACTTGGAGTAGCATCAGAAGAACCAGCTCCCGCTGAATCTTTAATCCAATATCTTCTATTTTCTTCTTTTTCTTCTGCAGATAGCCTTAGGACATGGTCAATCAAATATTCAATGTGAAAATAAGGAGTACCATCTGCCTTTTGTATACCTGTATAACTACCAAGTATCTCTATCTTTTTTGCCATGTTTCCAAGTTTCTTCCATTCTTCAAAAAGCTGATTAGATACAAAGTCAATATCAATTTGATTAAGTACTATTTCATCATTTTTTAATTCGGGAAATTCCACGAGCATTTGTAATTTAAGAGGCTTAACGATTAATTCTTTAAAGTTAGCTCTTAATCTATTAACAAAATTACTGAACTTTGCCTCATCTCTTGTCATCTCAGCAGCATCAGTAAAGACATTACCACCACCATTGTCGCCTTCAAATCTTTGCACTGGTATTTTTGAAGCCCTTTTTAAAATATTAAAAAACCATTTTAGAATATCGTCCTCATTAAGATTGTGGCCCTGAGGTGAAACTAGTTCCATATTAGGAGTACCAGCGTCACCTTCTGGAAACCAAATTTGTTTATTATAAGGAAGATGTTTTGTTCCGTTAATTTGAAGAGTACCTAGTGTATCATCCCATTCAACCTCTTCAGAATAATCGTTTATAAGTTGGCCAATTTGTTCCTCAGCTCTCTGTCTTGAAAGACCTTTTACAGGAATTGTAAATTTTTGATAAACAGTTGCGTTAATTATGTTAAACATAATTTTAGTCTGCTCAATAATTTTAAGTTGATTATACGGTTTAATCAAACCTTCAACATAAGATGTTTCTGAATAGTCATTTTGAGTTGTATATGAGATAAAAATAATTTGTGAGTCTAAGAAAATTCTTCTAAGTTGAGGATCTTCTGGATATTGAATCCACAAATTTCCTATAGAAGGCTCAAATGCTGGAACTAAAGTTTCTGGTCTTAGACGATTAAAGTGTACAATATTTTTATTTTTATCATCCCATACAATTTCCATAGCAACATAACCATCAATCAAAAAATCTTTCATCAAATTCCAAGCAGTAACAGAATCTGAAAATCCATATCTATTATAAATTTTTTCGAAAGATTCTTGATACTTATCCCTGATATCTTGTGAAAGGTCGGTAGATAAGTTTTTAGGACTACAAAAATCTTTTTCTGAATAGATTACCGCCTCATCACAAACTGTAGAAACAAAATCTCTTATTTCGTCTTTGATCGAGTACTCTCTTAAAATTCTTCTTTTATCAGAATATGATCTATCTAGATAAGGTATTGACTTCCTGTTAAGAACTGATGCTACAGCTCTTTTACTAAAAAAGTCATACATAGAATTACCTTGTTGAGAATATGGGTCTTCGTTTATACCGATACCTACTTGATTTCTCATAATCATATCGTCATAGTTCATACCCCATGATGAAAGATTTCTAAGTATTCTACTAAAGAGTCCTCTATTTTCTATAGCTGAATTAAAGTATTGTACACTACTGCCTTGA